CCGCCTTATTATTAACAAGATAAAGCGATACATCAGCTACCTTTTCAAAATCCTTGCCCGTCTTTACAATATTGTTATATGTAAAACTATTCTTATCAGAAAATATAGAGAAAGTCATAAGCTGCTGTGCATTAGTCTGAATCTGCCTGATGTCCTCAGGATACTTACTGATATATTCAAGCTGGCTTTCTACGTCCCTTAATACGGTCAGAAACAGAAGCTGTTCGCTATCAGACAGCGGCTTATATTTTTCAAAAACCACAGATGTATAATTCTCAACTGCTGCCTCAGACTCCACACCCTGCTTATCAGCCTTCCTGTAACTTAATATCCTCTCTATATCCGAATCCACCGCATTTATCGCAGCCTCAATATCATAATTGCCATAGTAATCAACACACCACTGCCGCTGCGCGGTTTCAAACCTTAATTCCTTAAGCCCTGCGCCCTTCGTCTGCTGATAGACATACAACGATACATTAATAATAAGCAATGCGATAAAACCAATGACAACTTTCCTGTTAATCAGTCTCCTAAACTCGTTCATATTCCGCCCCTCACTGTGTAAGCCCGCTCCAAAATCACTTAACAGGAACTATCTCCACACTGCTGCTAATATTGCTCTTATTAATATACGACAGCTTATTAGAGTAGCCTATGAACAGGTACTTGTCGTCGCCGTAGTACAGATTACTCATTTTTCTTCTGTCGAGTTCTATAGTATTGACAAGGGTTCCGTCCGGATTAAGTACAAATATTTTCTCATCAATAAAATTAGTAATCTGAGTTGCACTTCCTGCTCCACCGTTACACATATATATGTACTTTCCATCATAAGACAGGGCTGCCATTACTATTGAATCATCCGCCTTATACAACAGTTTGCCATCATTTTCATTAAGCTTTCTTGAATAAAGTCCCTTATCTATCACGAAATAGTACAGAATTCCATTGTCTGTATCAACATAATAATCAGATATATTCTTGTCAGATACCTGCTCTGCGCTGCCTGTGGCATAATCATAACAATAAAGCTTGTAATTAACATCTGCTGTTAATGTCTCTTTATTAATTGAGTTATGATTAATCAAGAAAAACAGTTTGTCACCAAAGCTTCTCGCCTCATTAATAGCGTTGTTCGCTCCCTCATATGAGAACACTTCAGTTGTCTTTCCATTTGCAAGTTCTGCCTTTACAATCACTACTTTATCAGTATCTTTACTCTCAACTGCACCTGTATGCCCAATCCTGTCATATGCATACACACAGTCGTCATGAAATACTAAAGATACAGTTCCGTTATCACTTGCAAACAAATCTGCAACATTTTCTCTGCTGTTTCCATCTTTAGCAATTCTCTCTAACTTAGCCATTCCATTTTCAACTTTCACAGTGTACAGGCTTCCCTTATAGTAATGAAGCGGTGAATTGTTATAGCTGCTGTCTAATACTGCATTACAATCTGATGAATTATGCTTACATTCAGCTTTGGCACACACTGGAATAGTCTTATGTGTACTGTCATCGAGATACATAAGCATTGTAGTCGAATCAGTATCACTCCATTCCAGATAATAATAACCTGACTCCGCTTTCGCCACACGATGTCCGTCAGTTCTCCAGCTGCTCATCTCGTCTGACTCTGTCGCATTGCCGACATTAATTGTTTTGTCTGATTTTCCTCTACTCATCCCCAGAACTACTGCCGCCACGATTCCGACAACTGCAACTGCTGCAATAATTCCTATAATAACCTTTTGCTTACCCTTCATATGATGCATCTCCTTTGTTCTGATTATATAATATTTTACAACCCTTTCCACTTCAACAAAAATGTCGTGAACGACACCAATTTGTCGTAAACTGCAATGATGATTATTATCATAGTACTTTCAATTATGTATTAAAAGATATATGGTACGAAATGACTTAAATGCGGCATGAAATGCATGTCATCATTGATAATCTCCTGTTAGTTATTAATAAACTTCTCCGCATGTTCCTTTTTCCAGCTTGTATACTTTGCTTCATCATTAATATTGTAACGACCCACATTTACAGTATTAACCCAGTTATAACGTGGTTTTTCACTAAAAGTATACTTTATAACATAATTTCCATACTGCCCCTTTTTACTAAACTCAGAATAATCTATATAATATACATCAGTTTCAGTAATCCTTTTAGTTGCAAGAAGCTCACATGACTTATAGTTATCTTTTTTTAGTTTATCCAAAAAATCATACAATTTGTCGCTATTAAATTTCTTGCCAAATTTCTCTTTAAATAAAGCCTGCGGTACTCCATATACTTCTACTGTACATACCGGACCGCCATAATCTTTAAAATCCTCATACAGTGCAAAAGAATATGCTGCAACATCAACATCAGCCATTGCATCATCACCTGATTTATATTCTTTATCTCCATCATTAATAAGATATGAAAATGCAAAACCAACACGTTCATCACCTACTCCTTTCGATGAATCAGAGTTGTATTTCAATGCAAAATCCGGCGTAGACCATGCATTAACTATCATACTGTCACACGCCGAATTTCCAATTTTGCTTGATGTACCATCTGGTCTTGCCTCCCCTTGTAATTCCTCATCTCTAGCAGAATTTCCTCTTATATACATATCATCAAGATAGTTCACACCTTTTTTCTTCTCTTCAACATATGGATAATATACATACAATCCAGAAGGACTCGGTTCATCATAGACCATAAAATCATTAACTATTGAATATCCATTCTCACTCTTTGTTGTTTCATATTCCTGAAGCACATAGTTTGGCTCAGTCAATGTCTCGTTACTTTCGTGTTGTCCGCAAGACAACAACTGAAGCGACACAGCTCCTAATAATACACATGCTATTTTTCTTTTCATATTCAATTTCCCCCATATAATCGTGAACTCATTTATTTCCCTGATATACATATATACGAATTCCGTTTGAAAAAAGTCGAGAAAATTTTCTACTTATTTCATAAGTCCCCTCCATAATAAAAAGCTATAACCAATGCAACCTGTTTTTCACAATCTATATTACATTAATTATAGTTTTTTATATTTTATCCTAGTTATATGTCACGAAATGACGAAAAAACGGCATGAAATGCATTATTTTTCTTTACTATCCCCAACAATCCGACCATCACTGATAGTAATAATCCTATCCGTCATCTTAGCAATACCCTCATCATGGGTTACTATGATAACAGTCTTTCCAGACTTGTTAATCTCCTTAAGAAGCTCTAACACTTCATGTCCTGTCTTCTGGTCAAGCGCTCCTGTCGGTGCTGCGTAGTTAGTACAATCATTATTTTGTGGTTATCCTCCGACTTATACACAATATGTGGATAAATTAAAAAGCAAGGCGGCGCATTTGTCCGTCTTGCTTCTCTTTTACTCCAAAATTATCGACATTATTCTTCGATATATTCAACCAGCTTCGGATCGCCGCTGATGAAATATCCGTCAAGTGTCTTGTACATCGGCTGTCCGTCAACTTCCATCACATGTGTGACTTCCTTTTCTGTAAATGCCGCTGCACCTCTGATCGCTTCATTGTCCCATGAAGGCGCATTCCTGATCCTGATGCTACCATTGAACACCCTTCTGATCTTTCCTTTGATTCTTACCGCTGGCACGCCGTCAATGTTTTCTGTGACAGCTTCTTCAGCCGCCTTGATTTCTTCAGGCGTTGCAGTTCCGACCTGATTTCCGTCAGCATCGTATGTCGGCACGTTTCCGTCTGCATCTGTGTCCAGCGCGCCTTCAGGTACAGTGTCGGTCATTGTTGCCTGCTGCTGTTCCTGATCTGTCTGATCTGTTTCTGCATCGGTCTTCTGCTCCTGATCGGTCTGATCTGTGCTGTTGGTTGCCTGCTGCTCCTGAATTGTGTCTGTGGCTGTCTGTGGCTGCTCTGCTGGCTTTTCTTCCTTTCTCCTGAAGTCTTTTACCACTGCGCCAGATTCATCGAATACGGCTGCTTTCTGTTTCTCTGCTGCCTTCTCTGCTGCATCCAGTTTCTTGTATGGTTTGTTTTTTTCTTTGTTGAATGTTTCGCCCATGAAGTATTCCATCGCGCTTCCTCCTTATTTCGCTGTGATGTATCTTGCGTTTACATATCCATACTTCTTGCCCTTTGCTCCGTCAATGTAAATATAATACCACAGTGCGCCGTTCGGTGCTTTTGCACTTCCGCACACTCCGACTTCTGTGTTCTGCTTAATGCAAGGATATGACACAAGTTTGTCTGCATCTGGATCAGGCTGCTTTCTGACGTTCAATGCGCCTGTGTTCACATATCCAGTGAATGTCGCTGTCTTTGCTGTTCCGTATGGTACAGCTGGATTATTGCCTGATCCGCTTCCTGATCCATTGCCGCCTGACACGTTGCATCCGTTTTCCAGTGCCATGATTGTGTGTTTGCCTGCTGCCACTGAAATGTCGCCAGTCATAAGATTGTCGCCTGTGCCTGTGTACTCGCTTCCTGTGAGTTTTTCAAACTCTCCTGTTGCCATAATAGCATTTACCATGTTTCCTGTGTAAATGTCCTTTGACACGCTGATTCCTGCGCATTTAAGCACTGGCGGCATCATCGCACTGCAATCCGTTTCGCAAGGTGTCTTCAATGCTGTCGGATTCCAGCCGACCTTTTCAAGTTCTGTATACAGCGAAGTTCTGTGTCCCTGACAATATCCGACTGAATCGTTGCCACACAGCTGCTTCATTGCTGTTGCTGCCTTTGCCGCCTTGCTTCTGTCTTTGAAGCGAAGCACGACTGTCTGACCGAAGTCATACCAGTTCCCAGTCTTTACTTCACGACCTGTCTGATCGCCCTTCTGTCCTCCTGTTGCTTTTCCTCTTTCGTCAATACTAGCCCATCCGCATAATGTTCCCATGTTCTTTTCCTCCTGTTTTAATAATGATCATCTGTAAGTGCTGAAAGTACGATGCAGCCGAATACGAAGATATAAAATACCAACACAATCGGGGCTGCAAACGATACCACGAAGGCGATCAGGAATGCTTTGCATATATACCCGATCCAGTCCTTCGCTGTTGGCGGCGGTTCAACCTCCGCGCCGTAGTGTCTTGCTTCTTCAATGTCAATCTTTGTTCCGACAAGCAAAAGCAGAATGATGATGACCACTGTTGCCATGAAGCAGATTCCGTATAGTGTTATATAAGCATGTAGCATCCTTTCGCCCTCCTGTTCGTTTATTCTTTCTGTACCTTCTGCGCCTGAATTGCAGCCGCGACCGCCGCTGCTTCTCTTTCTTCAGGCGACTTGACTGCTTCAGCAGCCTTCTGATTCTTTTTCAAAATAGTGTTCAGTTCTTCAACCGCCGCTTCGATCAGATCATCGACCATGTCTTTGTCGATCAGTCCTTCAGATATGTATTCCGTCAACTTCTGCTGCTGTGCCTGAAGCTGTTCCCACACCCATGACTTCTTGATCGTTCCTGTGCCGCTTCCCCATTCCTTTTCTGCCTTCGATACGATTGACAGAAGGCTTTCTTTTACCAGTTCCACGACCTTGTCTGCCTGTTCCTGAAGCTGTTTCATCTGGTCTTCTTTCGACTGCTTCAGGAAGTTTCTTACCTTGATTCCGATGCCTGCCACAATCGCAATGATTGTCAGGATCATCGGCAAATTATCATAAATTGTTTTTAATATTAAAGCTGCATTTTTCATCCGTTCACACCGCCTTCCTCGTTTTCATTTTCCTGCTTTCCTTTTTTGATTTTCTGCCAGTTCTCAATTCCTGCCTTTATCATGTACCCGAACACACCCATGCGAAGCACTTCAGATGTTTCGCTGATCAGTGTGGTCAGCACCGATGTGTCTGCGAAGTGCCAGATCGCTATTACTGAAAACAGTTCAATGATGATGTAAAGCAGTACGCAGACAACCACAACTTTTTTTGAAAACTCCATGATCCAGCTTGTCAGTGACTTCTTGCGTCTTTTCTTCCTTCTTGCTGGTATTGTATAGCTGTACTTCTCCACGCGCTTTCCTCCTGTTACTCTTCGATGTACTGATGTGGATGTGATTCATCAATGATCTTGTCAATTCTATCCACACGCTTGTGAAGCTGCTTCAGGCTTTCTGATGCCCTGATGTAATACTCCCTGATCTCCTTCATTTCGTTTCTGTATGATCCCATTTCAGACTTCACTTCAATCATAGTATTCTGAATGTTTTCCAGTTTTGTCAGGATCGTTGCATCCTCTCTGGCTTCGTCCTGTGTGTCCTTCTTCACATTTCTGTTGCGTGTGCTGATTCCGAAGAAGATTGCAAACGCAATCGACACGCCTGAAAGTAACAATGATACTTCAATAGTCATTTTCTTTTCCTCCGTCAAATATATTTGCGAAGTGCTGCTTCGATTGCATCGTTTTCGTCTTCTGCCCTTTTGCGCTTCCCGAATAGATCGTCAAGTGTTGCTGTGGCTTCGTCCTCCGTCTGTATCGGTTCGATTCCATGCTGCGCCATTATTTCTGCCTGTTCCCTGACAATGTCTGTCAGAAGCGTATTCACGGCGCACAGCCTGTCGATCAATTCAATCTGCGTCATTATTCTTCACTGGCTTCATACTCTTCGCCAGTAATTTCCTTGTATTCCTCTGCTGTGATGCCCTTTCCTGCTCTCTTCTCATTCAGCGCGACCCAGCCTTTCAGTGTGTCTTTTGTGATATAGTCCATTTCCCACTTTTTCTTCAGCGAATCGAACTTTTTACTGTGTACCTTTTCGGTTGTTTCTGTGTTTGTTCCTGTGCTTGTTTCTGCCATGCTTATACCTCCATCATTTCTTGCATCATTGCCACGTTCATTTCAATTGATGACATTGACTGCATGATCATCTTTGTCGCTGGACTTTCAAGCTCTGCCTGAAGTCTTGCATATTCTTCCTGTGTCATAGTCCTTTCGCTGTACACATAGACAGTGCGGTCTTTTTCTCCGTCAATGCCCTTCCTGATCTGCTCTGCGATGCTCTTTCGCTGATAGACCACTGTCGGGCTTGATGTCGTGTCCCACTCTGTCGGCTTGTCCATGCTTTCTGACTGATACCATTCTGACATCATTGTTCTTCACTCCTTTCTTTGAATGCTTGCTGACTATTCTTTTCAGTTTCTTTATATTGACATATGGTTTTATGTGATCTTCATAAAATCCATAGGTGTCCGTGTGTGTATACCAGCCCATTGATGACAGCATCGCTGAAGCATCGTACCAGTTTATTTTCTCTTTCTTTGAAAGTTTATGCGCTTTCTTCGTGCTTCGCTTCAGGATTGACTTGCGAAGTGTTGTGCGGTTGTAATGAAATACAAATCCCATGAAGTCAAGTGCGCGTCCTCTGGTCTTCGGTTTCTCTTTTCCTGTCCTTTTGTCAATGACTGGCGGTGCTTTCCTGTCGGGATATTCAAAACGGAACACTTGCCAGTTGTATTTGATTTTCTGATGCATTTCATTTTTCATATATTCCGACATAACATCTTTCAGTCTGTGAAGTTTCTTTTTGTTTCTTCCGAACGCGACAATGTCGTCCGCGTATCGAATTGAATGGTCAACGCCGCCCAGTTCCTTCCACTCTTCAACAATCTTGTGATCGAGTTCTTTATAATTCAGCTGCGTGAACCATTGTGAAGTCACGAACCCAAGCGGAAGCCCTGACAAAAATTCAGCATCTTTCCATTGTTCATCCTCGATCCATTCCCGATCAAATTCAGGTGGCTTCATTGTCGCTTCATGCTCCATGACTGTGCTGCACAATCTGACAAATCTTTCGTCTTTGATCACGCGTTTCAGCTTTGTTTCAATTACGCGAATGTCTTCTGTATCGAAGCAGTGTCGGACATCTGCCTTCAGGATATAGAACTTCTTTCCCTTATAGCCTTTTATCCACTTTTCGACTTGCTTCTTTCCGCTGTGACAACCTCTGTTCGGTATGCTTCCCAGCGCGTGTTCATATAGTCCATGAAGTACGATCGGTTGAAGCTGTTTTATGATGCAATGATGCACGACCTGTTCATATTGAAATTCAGGTTTTATGATTTCCCTGACCTTTCCGCAGCTATATTCGTTTATCAGCATCTTTTTATGCTCTGGCGGTTGATATGTTTCTTCTTCCAACATTTTTTGAAGTGCTTTCACATGTTCCTGAAGACATTGCGGTTCAGGTCTGTCGTTTCCGACTTCTCTTTCTTCCTTCAGCACTCTGGCGACTTCGGGACGTGTCGTCTTGCGCTTTGCTGCATCGTGAAAACATTGTGTGATGTTTTCTTCTTTCAGCAATTCTTCAAATATATGTTTATATGTCTTCATTCAAAAGGTTTCCTTCTTAACACCTGTTGCACGTTCACGGCTTTCGCCCTACTAGCACAACCCTTTCTTCGGTTTAACTTTCGCCAAGTGGCGCGGAATATCGTGTGCATTAGGTTATTGTCCCATGATTGTTAAGAGTGAGAGCCGCCGATGTTCCAATTCGCATTCGAAGCAGTGTTGTTCAAGTTGACGTAAGCACCGCAGTTCGCGCCGTTGTTGGTGTTACCGCCGACAAGCGCGACCGCAACGCAGAAGCATCGGAAGGCGCACACAATATCCCTATTATTTAATTTTTCTTTTTACTTACACTTCAAGGGGGATTGCTCCCCCTGTCCCCCTGTGCGGCTATGCCGCCAAAGGTTCTTCACAAGAAGGCGAGCCGCCGATGCTCCAATACGCAACCGAAGCAGTGTTGCTCAAGCCGACGCAAGCACCGCAGTACGCGCCGCTGTTGGTGTCACCGCCGACAAGCGCGACCGCAACGATCGTCACGTTGATCCAGTAATAGCAACAACGATATGTCGAAGCACTGCCGCCGACAGTTTTGACAAATCGCCCATAGCGCGTCATCAATGTGTCTTTCTGCCATCCTTCTGTCTTGCACGCTGTTCCAACTTTTATGTAGTCCTTCCCTGTCAGGTTATAAGGCGGCGACATCTTCACTTTTATTGTTCCGTTGTCGCACAAATAGCCCACAAGTCTGTCCCAGCGGTTTCCCCATTGCTTTTCGCAATAGAACACCTTCACTTCGTGCGTTCCGTCATTGTAGCCGAAGAACTGTCCTTTTGCGTCCAGTGTTCCTGTCGTAACTTTTCCGTAGTCTTTTGATGAATCATTGACATATGTGTTACATACGCCCTGACCGAACTTCGTCTGAAAGTTTTCGGACTTACTGATCAATGTCAGAAGACTTTCGATCAGGTTTCTTCTGCTCCATGAAATAATCGTCCAGCCTGTTCCGTTTGCTGCTGCCCTGTTGATTTCTGTCTGTGCGTTCGTGTTGCAGTCCAGTTTCTTTCCTGACAAGCTGCGAAGTTTCGCGCCGTCATAGCTGCCGCCGTACATAGGCATATACATATGATCTGCGATTGTTCCATCTTCACGCATGAATGCGTCTGCGTTGTAGTTGCTGTCAACTCTTGTGTCAGATACAATGATATACTCATAGTTTCCGACTTCGTACTGGCACAGCCACATCAACGGAAATTCAGACATTGCATTCATTGTTGTTGATGCATCCCCGACATCGGATGCAGTGCCGTCCAGCTTCTTTGAATGGTCTGTGTGGTTTAACTCATACGCAACTGTTCTGTCTGCCTTCAGCATAACTGGTCTGTTCTGCTTAACGAAGAACACTTCGCCCCATGAACCGAAGTCGAATGATCCGTCTGTGAAGTTCATCTTTGCTGGTGTGAAGCCTGCTGCATCATACAGATATGTGATGCGTGTGTCAGGATTGCTGTCTGCTTTGTTGATCTTGATTCCATAACGCTTGATATTGCTGAATTTTCCATCTGCGTCCTGAAGCTGTTTCAAGATGCCAGTCGTGTCAGCCTTTACCGCGTCAAGCGTTTCTTTGTCTGCTACATAGAGCCTTGCCATTTTCTTTTCCTCCTGTTATGTTGTTTCTTCTAAGAACACAAGCCCAGCTTCAACGCCGATCGTGTACTTCTTGCCTGTTGCTTTGTCCGACATTGAATTGATTCCCTTTTCGATGTCCTGACAAGCTGCTGCGGCTGCTTTCGCGGCTGCTGCCTGCGTCTGTGCCGACTGTGCTGCTGTGTTCGCAGCTGATGTCGCCTGCTGCATATTGTTGTTGAAGTTCCGAATCGTGTTGTACATCGTTTCAAGTGTCGGCGTATCAACGACCGCTGGAAGATCAAGAAACTTGTCTTTTCCGTTTCCGATCCTCAATATGTACTTACCCGATGTTGTTTCTTCAACGCCCCATTCATTCACTTCAAGGATGCGCCCTGAAGCCTTCCAGTTCGCTGTTGTGTCCTTCTTCGGTCTGACTGTCCATGTTGCCATCGTGTTTCCTCCTTCCTACACTGTGCCTGCATCTGCTTCGCATTCCTCTGTTGTGAATGCTGTGCCGCCGTCACAAGTCATTGGATCAACACTGAACGCTGTGCCGCCGTCAATCGTGCTTCCGACTGCTCCTTTGATGTCCAGCATCTTTTCATACATCTTCTGCAATTCTTCCTGTGACTTGTATGTTGCTTCAGCGCGTGCCGCTGCTGTGTTCGCCGTGCCTGCTGCTTTGTTCGCTGAAGAAGCTGCGCTGTTCGCTGCTCCTGTCGCTTCCTGCATGATCTGAAGCTGCTGTTGTCTTGCCGTTTCAGCCACTTCCCTGTCCTGTTCACTTTTCTTTCTTCGTGCTTCAGCGTTGATCCTGTCAACCTCTGCCGATGCTCTGGCGGCTTCAGCGACCTTCATCGCTGCTTCAACTGACAAGATGTCATTCTTTGTTGAAACGATGTTGTCGATGTACTGCTGCACTTTCTTTTCCAGTGCTGTGATCTCGTTGCAGCTTTCAATCGCAGCGTCATTCCTGTTTGTTTCTTCAATCTCAATCGTGAACGCCTGTGAAGATAATACATACACGTTTTGTGCGTCCCTGATCTCAATGTCGCAGTGTGCTGTTCCTGCTGCCGCAAGTGCCTGATTTGTCAGTTCAACCATGACTTTGTTGTCGGTCACTGTGCATTCGTTATAACAGAAATGTTTGTCAGGCTTTTTGATGTTTGCAATTACGATGTACCCTGTCGGGATTGTGAACACCTTGCCATTATTCGTCAGCGCGATCCTGATGAATCGTGTGCGCTTGTCGCCCTGCTTCGCTGATGCCATATACAATCGTTCATCGCCTGTCAGTTCCAGCGTTATATCAGTTATTAGCTGCATCGCCATTGTCGTCCCCTCCTTCCTGATCGGTGTCAGGTTCGGTCTTCAATGTCTTCTTTGCTGCCGCCTTCGCTTTTTCAAGTTCTTCCTTCAGCTGCTTGATTTCCTGCTGTGCATCGTTCACTTCTTTGTTGTATGCGTTCAGCAGTTCCATCTTTGATTGCGACTTCACTTCAGACAGTATGTCAGCCAGCACGCCTTCCATGACTGTCGCTGACAGATCGTGTTCTGTGCTGATTGTTGCCATTGCGTTCAGGATCTCTCCTTTCGCGCAAGCAATTCTTTGTTCGATCGGTTTCATGTGTCATCCTCCTGTTATTCCAGCGCAGCTTCCTGATATGCAAGTATCAAGTCCAGCTTTGAATCCATCTGCGCAAGCATCGTGTTTTTGATCTGCTGTTCCTTTGTTTCTGTTTCTTCTTCTGTGATCCCTCTTTCGCCTTCAGGCAGATCAAGGATCATTTCTTTTGTTTCCGTCTTTGTATCTTCTTCAATTATGATTTCTTTACTCATTATATATTCGCGCTCCCTTGTGGTACTGCTGTTATCATTCCACCTCTGACACTGATTGATGATGTCGTCCAGCCGACTGTTCCGTTTCCGTTGTCGTGAATTTCTGTCACTATCGGTATGCTTTTACCATCTGCCACGCCGTAGCCGTTTATATTGACATCGTGAAGATCGACATTGTACATGTCGAACCAATGACCATAAAAGTCGCATCCCAAGTGTATGCCATACTGATCGTATATGCTTCCTGCGCGGCTGAAGCACAGCATCGTTGTATATGATCCTGCGTTTTGTGACTTCATCTGCGCAAATGCCATGTATTTTCCCTGATAGTCCAGATCGAACACAAGCCCTTTGTGCGCGTTGTTCCCCGACCATTCGTTTGTCCCTATTTTCCCAACATAATACCCATCACGATAGAAATGATTTCCTCGTTCGTCAAATACTGCTCTTTTTTCTGCTGCCGTCACATCGCCGTTGTAGATTGCAAGCTGACCATATTCCAGCTGAATGTATTTGCTGTTATTATTCCAAGCCACACGCACGTTGTAGGCGTTCTGTGTGATTTTTGTTCCGAACTCCGAATTGTTGACCTTCTTGTTGACTTCAGTTGTGATGCTGTCAGCTTTTAATTTGATAGCCGCGTTCATTTCCTTTGTCGTTGAATACTCTTTCAGCTTTTTATCGGTTTCATCGTTCGCATTTTCTTCAGCCGTGTCCGCTGCTGACTGTGCCAGTTCGTTTGCACTCTTAATCTTCTCTGTGACTGTCGTCTTCGTTTCATAGGTCTTTGAAACTGAAAGATCAATCGCTTCAGCCTGCACCTTGATAGCCGCGTTCATTTCCTCTGTTGTTGAATACAATGTCAGTTTTTCGTCCGTCAGGTCATTCACGCTTTTAATTTTTTCAGTGACGCTGGTCTTTGTTTCATACACCTTCGACACTTCCAGATCAATTTCTTCTGCCTTCAGGTTGATTGCAGCCTGCATCTGTTCTGTCGTGCTGTATTCCGTCAGTTTTTCATCGGTCAGATCGTTCACACTCTTGATCTTCTGGTCAACAATGGTCTTCGTTTCATAGGTCTTTGACACGCCCAGTTCGATTTCTTCCTTCGATGCTGTTATGTGTGTTTCGACTTCTGTTTTCGTGTAATATCCATCTTCAAGAACTTTCTTCGCGCTGCTGTTGGCGATCTTGATTGCTTCTGACTTCGCCTGATCCGTTGCTTCCTGCTGTACTTCAGCAAAAGTCTTCGTTGCATTTGAAAGTTCGACAGTGTTGCTTTGTGGGCTTTCTGGATATTCCGTCAGCTTCACAATTCGCTGCTTCTCTTTTGTCTTCGTTGACTTGCTGATCATCCAGACAGTGTCGCCGATGTCAAAATCAAATACGCTGCTGTATTTCTTTGATTGCCTTGCAAGGTCAATCACATCTGCTTTGTATGCGACATAAGGCTTCGACATTTCTTCCAGCTTTGCGATTCCATCTTCGATCAGGCTTGTTGTGTTTGTGTATCTTTCATCGCTCCACACATATGTCTTGATCTTGCTGCTGTATTGATAATTTTCAAGATACGGCTTGCCAAGCCATTCGATTCCGATTCCATCTTTACCAAGTGGGATCAGCCGTGTATAAAAATCATATGTGTCTGAAGTCACTGTCAGCTTCTTCAGGTTCAGCCCTTCGATGAAATATCGTCCGCGGTCTGCTCCGATCTGTTCGTATATATCAATCGTCTTTTCAAGGCTTCTGATCTTGCATTCAACGCGGTATGTTGACAAGCAGTCTTGAAGGACATCCCATGCGTTTGTTTCTTCGTCCTTGTTGATCGTCCTTTTCTTCGTGATCTGGCACACGCCAACCTTCCAGCCTGTTCCTTCAAACGCAAATTCAAGACACGCCCTGATCGTCTGTTCCTTACTTTCAAACCCATAAGGGAACACCGCCCCTTCAAGTTCTTCGACATTCAACTGCGCTGTGTACTCATTAAACTTCGCACCTGTCTTCTTTTTCCTGATTACATATTCATCATCTTTTGTCCTGATGTAATATTCTTCCTTCAGTTGGTCAACCTTTTCGCCATCTGAAGGATATTTGAAAGACAGTTCCCTGTCGCCAGAATTAAGCGTCTTCACGATCTTGCGATCTTTGAAGCCCTTCAGGATTCCGACACGCTGCTTTTTGTCATTAAAAATCTGCATCCGTCTTCCTCCTTATATCCACATAGGCTTGTACCTGATCCGAACGACTGCATCTGCGTTTGAAAACTTCAGGGCTGTTTGCTGCTGCGCGATTGCTGGGAACTTCCACAAGTCAACACTTCCGAATGCGTCCGCGCCATTGTTCGTGATGCGTCCTTCTTCTCCGTCAATGATGATCGTCTGCCCTGCCGCCAGCTGTTCCACGATGATGTCGTCTTCAAATCCACTGATTTTATAATTCTTCAACGCCTTCTTCGCATAGACTTCAATGATCGCTGGTGCTTTTCGTGTCCCTTGTCGATCAATCGTTGTCTGTGTAATTCCGTCATATTCCAGATTTAATTCATCATCAAAAAAATAGCCTTCAAGAACGATGTTCAGCTTGTATCTGGTTTTCACTTTCATTTTTGAATAGTCGCTGCTTGCTGTGTATGCTTTGAACTTTCCTTTGTAGCCATCCACTTCCAGCACGCTTGACTTTGTGAAGTTTTCCAGAAATGCTGACATCTTCCTGATCAGGCTGTTTCTATCCTTGCCCCTGAAGTACATGCACAGCTTCAGTTTTCCCAGTTCCATGTCTGTTTCAAATTCTGTCGGAAGAAATGCGCCTGTTACAATCTCATAATCGACAGCAAGCGAAGGTGGCAGCACTTCGGCTGTCAGCTGCTTCGCGTTGTATTTTCTTGCGTCAATGCCATTCACTTTCATGCTGCCTTACCTTCCTTTCCTTTTATCTTCCACAAGCTGTTCATCCACTTTCGTGTATGTCTTGCTTGCCACTTCTTCGCCGTCAATGTATGTATGATTTTCAACCTTCACATTCGTTCCTGACTCTATATTCTTCAGCTTTTCATCAAGTATTGAGTTCAATTCCTGATAGAATGGTTTTAGCGGAAGAATAGCTTCGCCGCCTGTTTCTGGTTCGCCGCCAGCAAGCAGCTTGTTTCCGTTCATTCCGAAGATCATTGAATCGTTCATAATACCGCCGTTTTTGTACCAGTCTATTGAAAAGTGTGGTACTGATGGAGGATTCAGGCTGAAGCTTCCTGTGATCTTCGGGTGTGGTAATTTCAGTTTTGGAAGTGACCATGTGAAGTTGAATTTCGACTTGATCGCTTCGATTGCATTGTGTACAGCGTTTTTCGCAGCGTTGATCGGTGTTGTTATTGCGTTCTTGATTGCATTCCAGACCGATGTTGCTGTTGATTTTATGCTGTTGAACACGTTGCTGACTGTTGATTTTAATGTGTTGAACACGTTGCTGACTGTGTTCTTGATGCTGTTCACAACATTGCTGATCGTGCTGCTGATGCTGTTCCAGATTGATGTCACTGTTGACTTCACGCTGTTGAATATGTTGCTGACTGTCGTCTTGACCGCATTGAACACATTCGTGATCGTGTTCTTGATGCTGTTCACAACATTTGAAACTGTCGTGCTGATTGCTGTCCACACTGTCGTGAATACACCGCTGACCGCGTTCCATACTGTCGTGATAATATTTTGGATCGTCTGCAATGTCGTCTGTATCTTCGTGCTGATCGTGTTCCAGACATTCGACACTGTCGTGCTGATTGCTGTCCACACTGTCGTGAATACACCGCTGACCGCGTTCCATACTGTCGTGATGATATTCTGTACAAACGTGATTGCTGTCTGTATCTTCGTACTGATTGCATCCCAGACTGAAATGATTGTATCTTTGCAGTTCTCCCAGATAAATCGGAACGGAACTGTCAAGATTTCAAATGCTGCGCTGAAGAACTCTGCAATCGCCATAATAACGACTGTGATCACATTCTTGATTGTTTCAAAGACTGTTGATACAAAGTCCCTGATTGTCGTGAATATGTTGCTGACTGTGTTCCAGATTCCTGTCAGTACATCTGAAATTGTCGTGCTGACTGCTGTCCATGCTGTTGTTACTGCGTTCTTTATTCCGTCAAGTATGCCTGTGAAGAACGATACAATGCCGTTCCAGATGTTTTCAAAGGTTGTCTTGATGCTATTCCATACTTCATCCCATGAAGTACCAAATAAGCCCAGAAAAGCGTCAGCAACGCCCTTGATTGTGTTCAGAATATTGCTGATATATTCCTTCAGCCCATTCCATACGCTTTCAAATATTCCTTTTACTGCGTCCCAAGCCCCTGACCAGTCGCCTGTGAATAACGACACGAACAAATCAAACACGCCTGTGATCACATTCAGCGTTGTTTCAATGACATTTGCGATATTATTGAACACGCCTTCGATGATCGGTGCTAACAAATTGCAGAAGCCTTCCCAGATTGCCTTGACCACTTCCCCGAAGTTTTCAAAATCAAAGCCCAGCGAATTAAGCTTGTCAGTGATGTGCTGTCCGAACTCTGTGAACACTGTTTTGATTCTGTCCCAGATTTCCGTGATCTTGTTCCTGAAGTCTTCGTTCGTGTTCCACAGCGTCACTATGACTGCCGTGATTGCTGCGATCGCAGCGACCGCAATTCCGACTGGCGATGTGATCGCCGCAAGCGCGCCTTTCAGGACAGCCATGCCGCCTGTTGCTCCTGACGCTGTTGTTCCCATTGCCGCCAGCTTGCCAACAACTTTTCCGATCCCTGATGATAGCTGTCCAGATACGCTGATAGCTTTTCCGACTATCGTCAGCAAAGGACCGATCGCAGCCACAACGCCTGCAATTTTCAGGATCGTTTCTTGCTGCTGTGGGCTTAATGCTGCGAACTTGTCTGCAAGTTCTCCAATCTTCGTCACTGCCTTTTCCATGAATGGAAGCAGTGCATTTCCCACAGTTATTCCAATATCTTCCAGCTTCGACTTCAGCTGTGTCAGTCTTCCCAGCAAATTGTCCTGCATTGTTGCCGCCATGTCTGATGCAGTGCCGTCACAATTCTGTAATGCTTCAGCATAGTCACTGAAGGACATTCCGCTTGCAATCGCTTCATCTGACAAGCCAGACATGATTGTTTGCAATGCTGAAAACTGGTTCGTTCCTGCGATTGTCTTTGCAAGGTTCGCTTGCTGTTCGTCTGTCAGGTTATTCCATACGCCGCGCACTCCTGTCAGTATGCTTGACAGGCTGTTCATGTTGCCCTGCGCATCGTACACTTCAACACCATACTTCGCCAGTTCGGTTGCACAGCCTTTTGTATCTGTCGCAAGTCTTGTCATAATAGCGTTCAGGGCTGTTCCTGCTTCGCCGCCTTTAACGCCAGCGTTCGCCATTGTCATCAAGACTGCTGTTGTTTCTTCCACCGAATATCCCATTGAAGCAGCTGTCGCAGCGCAGTTTTTATATGCTTCTCCAAGTGCTTCGGTTGTTGTGTTTGAATGGCTCATTGCATAAGCCATTTCGTCTGCGAATTTTCCTGCGTCCTTTGCCGATAGCCCGAACGCTGTCAGATAGTCTGTGACGATGTCTGAAGCTGTTCCCAAGTCCATCGCGGATGCTGCTGCCAGATTCAAGATGCCGCCAATGCCTTCCAGCATGTCATCCGTCTTCCAGCCTGCAAGTGCCATATATTCAAACGCTTCGCCTGCTTCGGTTGCTGAATACTTTGTATCACGCCCCCACTGACGCGCTGATTCTGTCAGCTTGTCAGTTTCTTCTGCTGTTGCTCCGCTGATTGCCTGCACTTTTGACATCTGCTGTTCAAAGTTTGCTGCAACTGTTACCGATGCCGCTGCCACGCCGCCGATCGCGGTTGTGACCTTCATCATGTGCTGTCCTGCTGTTTGCACTGCCTGTCCGACTTTTCCAGCCTTTTCCGCGTATTCATCGAACTTCTGGCGCGCAAGTTCCGCATTGACATCACGAAGCTGCACTTCCATGTTCGCAAGGTCAGCTTCAGCCTGTGTGACTGCTGCCCCCTGCTTCTTGACTGCTGCTTCATACTTTGTTGTTTGTGCTTCGGTTGTTGCCAGCTGCTTTTCCGCTTTGTCCAGTTCTGTTTTTAATTTCTTTGTTTCTTCTGAATTTTCGCCAGTCGCTTCCTTGCTTTCCTCATAGGCTCTTGACAGTTCTGCGACTTTTGTCTTCAGTTCTTCGCTTTTTTTCTTGTTGTTGTCCAGTCGTGTTGTCAGCGTTTCATAATGTGTTTTACAATCCGCGACTTTCGTCTTCTGGACATCCATTTTCTGTGTAAGTTCGCTGATCTTCGCCTTTAACGCGTCAGATTTCGTGCCGTACAGTTTGGCGTTTGCAGCAGCAAGACTGTACTGTGACGACAGTTCTTTCATGCTTGCGACCGCCGCTTTCATCGCCGACTGATATTCTGACATTGAAGCACCGATCTTGATTGATGCCTGCGCCATATATGCACGTTCCTTTCATCACTTTTCGTTGATGGTCTTGATCTCGAACGCCACATGATCCAAAAGGCTCATAATATCCGACTTCATAACATTTGAAAGTGAATCGTTCAGCCCTTTTATACACAGCTTTACAACCCTGTCCACATTGTCGCGGCACACTTTCCAGATGTTTTCATCGTCCAGCTGCTTTTCAGCTTCGTTGTAGCCGTTTTCTTCGTCATAATCATCGAATGCTGACTTCTCCTGTTCGACTTCATCTGGTCTGTTTGGGTTTAATTCAAGGAACTTCGGTGTGATGATGTCCTGCATCACAAAATGAATCATCTTTGCTGTTGCCAGCTGTTCTGCGACATCTGCCTTCAGCACTTCCCTTTCAGATATGCCGAATATCATTTTCATAATTGCTGCATTGAATTGAAACGCAGATGCAACATCATCGCCGTTGTTCTTTTCCATAAGTTCTGTATATGCTCTGTACTTTTCAACCGATACTGACGCGCATATATATTCTTTTTCATTGCACGTCAGCGTCAGTTCGGGTATTATTTGCCACTTGTAAAATTTTTTTGTAGCTTCTCAACCTTTCCGTTGACTTCATCGCCCAGCGATTCTTCGATCAGTGCAAATTCCATGATGATTGCTGCAACTCCCAGTCCTGTTTCCTTGTCCTTCAACTCGTCAACAGTGAACTGGTTGCCGTAAACCATGCAAATGCAGTCCAGCATCTTTCGGAACTGTTCTGCGGTGTAAAGTCCGCTTTTCTTTTCAGTTCCCATGATGTCGTCCCTAACCTCCAAATATTCCATATAGGTGTCAACGTCCATCTTTGGCATTTCATATTCTTTGCCGTTTATAATTAACTTTCTTTTCATTGTGTTTGCCCTCCTATTGTTCTTTTACGCCGCTTCTGTTGGCTCTTGTACCTTTCCGAACCAGTTTTTGATTGCTGCTGCTGCGTCCGTGTGTTCTGTCAGAAGGTTGCTTTCGTCAACCTGTGTTTCAAAGTTTCCATCACATGCGCGTTCGTAGAAACTGCCCTTCAGCGTTGCTGTCTGTGTTGTGACCTTGTTTTCCTGTGTCTGATAGTTGTCGTCATATCCCTGACCGAATGTTCCGACATAAAGCCATACAAATTCATACTTGCCATTCAGCTTCTTTGCTCTATATCCGACAGCGACTTCAGGTGCTTTGTCGTCCTTGTTTTTCACAAGCCAGCCATTCTTGTATAAATGACCGAACAACATTGCTTTGTCCTGCGGTGCAAGCGAATTGACTTCAAACTCCACGTCTGTTCCTTCGTAGGTTTCAACTGTGTCCTCCACTCCATCATCGCTGTAAATCTTTTCAACGCTGAATTTATCAGACACTTTTCCTGAAATAGCACGCGCAAGTTTGACTGGTGTGCCTGCTGCGTATGCTGTCGCATCGTTCTGTGTTACTGGTGCGACATAAATGTCACGAAACGACTTTGTTCTTGATCTGATGATCTGCTTTCCTGCTTCACTCATTCTTCTTCGTCCTCCTGTTCTGCTTCTTCTGCCGCCATGAATCTTGCGGCATTCATAAATATTTTTGTATCTGTTTCAAGATTGTCATTTGCGCCCATGAATGCGAATCCTGCCTTTTTCATAAGTCGCCTGATTCTCTTTTTTAACCTGATTTGATCTGTACTTGACCAGATGCACACTTGCACTGCTGCAATCTCGACTTCTTCGTCATCGTCCGAATGTTCGCCGCCGTAGTCCCCCAGATTCCACACAGTCACATGCAGTCCCTTGATGTCTGCGTCATACCAGCCCTGCTGTACTGTGATTCCTTCTGCTTCCAGCACTTCAAGCGCATCCAGTGTCTTCTTCACAATGTCCATGTGTCATCCTCCCAGCTTTTCATTCAATAACTTCTGATATTCCTGATCTGCTATCGTGTCCCACTGTCCGCGGCATTCTTCCATTGTGTTGTAAAGGAAGTCTTGTGGGGGCTGTTTCGTTGTCCCCCATTCCACAAACTTCATGTAAAACCAGTTTTCTGCATCGCCCAGAAGTGTCCAGCCGACTTCGCCGCCCTTTGTTGTCACTTTCGTGGGGATATTATCCGCAGCATGTCCAGAAGGTCTGTACCCCTTCTTTCCTGACTTTGAATTGTCTGCCGACCTTGCCATAACTGTCTTCATTCGTGGTTCGGTATAATCAACAGAACGCTGGAATATCTGCTTGTTTGTTTTTCTGATTTCCGAATCGCTTGCAAGTGTTTCCAGTTTGTTTTGAAGTTCTTTCAGCCCTTCAAATTCAAAAGTCACTTTCATGCTGTTTCCTTCCCTGTGTCAGAATCTGACACATTTATGTGACGCGGTTCGCCTTCAGCTGTACATATTGCTTGTCGTTCTGTCTGAAGTCCCTTGCAAAAATGTTGTACTTTTCGCCTTCGTACTCCACGAAGTAGTCCTTCAAGTGTGCTGCAATCTCTTTGACCTTCTTGCAATACCTGACATTATCGAACACGATCGCGTCTTCCAGCCTGATTTCTATTGCCCTGTACAGTTCTTTTCCGTAAAGGCTGCCGATCTCGCACCAGCATTCGTGATACAAGATCGGTTCTGTTTCCACTCGCCTTCCATCAACTTTTCCGTACTGGTATTTGTATATTTTGATTCTTGCGCTTGACATATCACTTCAACCTTTCTTTCAACATCATCGACTGCACCGCGAATCTGACTTTGTCGTCTGTTGGTGCTGTTCTGTCCCTGTTGTCGTAGGCTTCTTTGACATACATGCAGATCAATAACTTCTGGCGGTTCGTGAGTGCTTCAGGATTGAAGTCTTTGATCAGGTCTGTCATTTCTTCCAGCACTGCTGCATAAATCAGTTTGATCACTTCATCGTCATCGTCATAGTCGATACGACAATATGCTTTCAGTTCTTCCAGTTCCATGTCTTTTCCTCCTCTCCTGAAGCCTGCTGCCATTAACCAGCAACAGGAACTGTGATTTCTCCCTTGATGACTGCTTCTTCATCAAATGCCTGCACATCGAATCTGTCACGCACCTTGATTCCTGTCTGGTCTTTCGCCCATAAGTCGCCAGCTTCGGTTGAAAGTTCGATGCTGATCTTCTCTCGGTCAAATAAAGTGATTGCTTCCTTCAAATCGCCCATGTAGATCGGGTATTTGTACGCTGACACGTTGCTTCCGTCTGACTTAACTTCCACATTCTTCAACACTTTGTTGCTGACTTTCTTGATCGGATATACACCGAAAAGAAGCATCTTTGACTTGTCTGTCACATCATGCTGCAAAATGTAGTCGCCACGCTCGTCCTTGATCTTGTCAAGGTAGTTGAAGCCTGACTGGTTTGTCAGAACGATTGAAGAAGATGCAATCGCTGGATCAAGTGTCACATTGAAGACATCCTTCAAGTCGTCATATCCGCTGATTGCCACTTCTTTTCCTGTTGTGATTTCTGCAAGTTTCTTCAAAATTGCAGCGTTTCTTGTGGCTCTTGACTTCTTCGCGATCCACTTATTCAGGAAGCCCAGAATATTTTCTGCTGTGTCCTGCAAAAGTTCCCTTGTAACTTTTAAGATGCCGCCCTTTTTCTTGATCTTGTACTTGATCTGTTTTAACTTCGGCGTTTCTTCCTCTCCGAACTCTTCGCCTTCGTCAACATCGTCCCATGGTGTCGAATCTGCATCGACTTCAAACACTCTGCTTCCTGACAATGTGCTGACAGGCTCAACATTGACATACTGTTCAAGGTCATCGTCTGTTCTTCTCAACTCATGGATGTCTGTCTGAATATCCTGCGGTACAGTGAAGCCGCCGTCTTCGTCTGACTTCTCTGACATTGCGTCCATGATCTTCTGATCCTTTTCATTCAGTTTTGTCTTGCGCATTCCGCAGACAATACGATTGACAAACGCGCGCGCGATGTCTTTCTTGGAAGGTGCTTTGTCCTTACCTTCAGCCTTTGTTGCTTCGTCCTTGTCAATCTGGTCTTTGATGTCCTCGTCCTCGTCATCCTCTAAGTCCATAAGGATGTTGAAACGATCCTGCATGTCCACAAGTTCTGCTTTCGCTTCCTTTGCTTCCTTTGTCTTTCCCTCATTCACAAGGGATTTGATCGCGTTCTTCTTGTCATTGATTTTCTTCAGTAACGCTCTTGCTTCTTTGCTCATTGTTTTTCCTCCGTTTTCTTAAATTCCATACATGTACAGATCGCCCAGAATTTCTTCTGTTTCGTCTGCCTGCTGCTGTCTTGCTTCGATGTCTTCAGCTGTTTCAGTCTTCATTCCTGCTGGCGCATGTTTGAATCTGTCTATCATGTAGCCGACACATGCTGCGACTGCTTCCGCTGATTCATCCACTTTGATGTTGAAATAGTCTGAAGCGCGACACTCTGATGCTTTGCTTTCTGACATCCATGTTTCTGCATTGATCAGTTCTTCAAGCTGGTCTGCTGTCACGCCTTCCTTTGCTTTTGTCATGTAGATGTCTGTGATCATCTGCTGACAGCTGTCAAGCTGGCTTATAACCGCCGCGAAGTCGTCTGCATTGCCCCACGCCATTGTCAGCGGCTTGTGAATCATGATCTGTGCGCCTGTTGACACAACAATGTCATCGCACGCCATAAGGATCACGGATGCGATTGACGCTGCAATTCCGTCCACAATGCCTGTGATATGTCCTTTGTGGCGTTTCAAAATGTTGTATATGCCAATTCCTGCGAATACATCGCCGCCACAGCTGTTGAAGTACACTGTCAGTTCTGCATTGTTGTCAATGCCGTTCAGAAAGTCTGTGATGTCCTGTGGACAGGTGTCTTCTGATGTCCACTTGTCCCACGCCGAAGATACAATGTCGCCGTAGATGTACAGTTCAACGCCGCCTGCTGCCGCGTCTTTTATCTGCATGAAGCCGACATTTTCAATCGTTCTTTTCGCTCGATTTCTTCTTGTGAAGTTCATTTTCTTCGCCATCGTCTTCCCCTCCTTCCTGATCGGTGTCAGGTTCATTCGTTTCGGCTGTTTCCTGCTCCTGTTCATCCTGATCCGTATTTTCGCCGCCTTCTGTGTTTGGCTCATTTATAGGATTGTCAGGATCGCTGTCTTCTTCAGTGTCCTGTTCTTCAGCTTTGTCATACGCCGCCCCGACTTTCGTCAGTGGCACATAAGTTCCATTGACAATCAGTACATCGCCGCCTTCCATGTCCATCAAATCAAGTTTTCTTCTGGCTTCGTTTACTGTTTCAATGCCGTTGTTGATTCCTTCCTTCAGAATCTCCATTTGTGTCTTGCTGTCGGTACGAAGCAGCACTTTTTCATTCATTTTGAAGTACAGCCCTTCTTCCACTTCGTCATCCGATAATAGCTTGTAGTTCACTTCTTCTTCGTACTGCTTCAGCACAAAAAGCATCGTGTCCACATAGAATGACAGCTGCTGCATTTCTGAATTGCTGTATGATGATTTTTCATAATCATTGATCTGGTTTGGTTTAATTCCGAACGCTGCTGCGATCTGAAGTGCTGAATACTTTTTCAACTCAACAAACTGTGAATCTGTCAGCTTAATGTCCAGCGGTGTCAGCTTCATCCCCAGCGGCACAGGAAGAATCTTGCCTGTGTTCTGGCTTCCTGCTCCGAAGCGTTCAAAAGTCTGTCGCAGCTTTGTGGCTGCATCTTCATTCAGTTCGCCTGTGTATTCCAGCACCGCTTTTGCTGTCAATCCGTTTTTATATAGGTTGTTCAGGAAGCGTTGTGATTCAATCACGCCTTCGACTGTCTGCTTCAGGATGTATTGCACTGGAAGCCCGACTATTCCGTTCAGGCAATGCGAAGTCTTGAAGTGCAAGACATCTTCTGTCCTGAATATGTATTGTTCGCCCGAATATTCATCGCTGTACATATACCAGATTTTTCCCTTGCCTGCGAAAATGCCTTTGTCGTCAATAATGATCTGCACCCTGTCTGACGGCATGATCCACATGTCCAGTGCTTTGTATTCGCCGCCGTATTTCTTACGCTTGAACTTCCTGCGTACATAGACATATGCGTTCCCATAATGGTTTCTGTTCATTTCCACGGCGTTCCAGAAGGTTGTCGGTGTCATAAAAGGGTTCGGACGTTGCTTCATAAGCCTTGCAATGTCGTTGTCTATCGGCTCACTGATGCCCTTGTTTGTCTTCTGGTAAAGTTTCCACGGCATTTTTGCGACTGTTTCTGACATCATTTTCAAACAAGTGAAGTATGTCACGTCTGATGTCGGCTTCTTGCTTTCACTGTCGCGCTTAATTCCAACCCATTCCAGAAAAGATTCATCATTCAGCGTTGCTGTATCTGTTTCAATATTCATTCCGAATGCTTTCATAATTCCTTTGTTCAGTGTTTTCCACATATTCAACCTTGCGCACCTCCCTTCTGTCGCAATTTCTCTGTGCCTGCAAACCAAATATCAAGGTATCTGTTGACATCTGGCTTGATTTCGCCCTTCATTGCCATCATCCATGCGTCAATAATTGCATCCACGATGTCAATTCGTTCTGTCGTGTATTCCTTGTCAATCTTGATTTCTCCGAAGCTGTTCGATGTCGTCTTCGCGTTTGCAATAGACCACTTCATTGCTTCGTTTCCGTCATGTTCGACATGTCCTGCTTCCAGTTCCAGTCGGAAGTCCACTGTCGGATCGTTCAATTCTCGCGCTGACTGTTTGACAGCAATGCTGTCAAATCCAAGTGCTTCCAAATCTGTCAGGAATGCGGAAGCATTGTGAGGATCGTAACAAATCCACTGCACATCCAATTCATACAGCTTCACAATCTTCTTCAGGTACGCAATAATGTACTTGTAGTCAGTTTTCACACCGCCCATTGTTTCAGTCACTTCGACCAGTCCTTGTCTGATCCATAGATCATAAGGTACGCGGTCAGTCTTGATGTGTTCTTCAACCCTTCGCTTCGGGATGAAGCTGTGTGCGTGTACGAAGTAGCATTTGTCTTCGCCTTGCATGAATGGGATCACGATTGCGATTGATGTCAAGTCGCCGCCTGATGACAAGTCAAGTCCGACATAAGCCTTCTGACCTCTGAAGACAGCCAGTGTCTTCTTGACTGCTGCCCTTGTCCAGACATCCATGTCCTTGATATAGACATCATTCGTCCACTGAATCCACATGTTAAGCTGCTTGACGATGAAGTCGCGCAGTGTTGATCCTCCCATTTCCTTCGCCGTTGCAGCAATCGGGATCATGTTCTGCAATGCGTCCCTGTCATATTCCAGAATCGGGTTTGCCTTGATCCAGTTTTCAGGTGTCCACATATCGTCAGATTCATTCATCTGCGCGATGTAAATGAACTGTGAATCATTGCTTGCAACACCCTTCAGGACTTTCACACAGTATTCATACAGCGCAAAACACGGCGATTTCAGGTCAAATCCTGCTGTCGTGATCACGCTGATCAGTGCCGACTTCATTTTCTTGATGCCGCCTTCAAGCAGCTTGTACATCTGATCATCTTTGTGCGCGTGATATTCGTCCACTATTCCCAGATATGGTCTGAATCCATCAATCGACTTCGTGTCGCCTGACAGTGCCTTGATCTTGCTGTGTGTGATCTTGCAGTCGATTGTTGAATTGTGTTCGTGAATCTTGAAGCACTCTGACAAATCGCTGTCGGAATTTATGAACTTCACAATTTCGTTGAAGACAATCATTGCCTGATCTTTCTTTGTGGCTGTACAGTAAACCTGACCATATTTGTACTTGTCAAAATTGCCGTAATAAGCCGCCAAAATACCATTCAGGAATGACTTGCCGTTCTGTCGTCCCAGCTGTATATAACTGGTTCTGAATCGTCTGTGATGTCCGTCTTTAGTTCTCCATCCGTTCAGGCTTCCCAGAATGAAGCACTGGAATGGATATGCCGTCACTGGCTGTTCTTCTTCGCCTTCCGCAATAGTCAGTGTTTCAGCGAAGTCAATGATCCTTTCTGCTTCTTCAACATCAAAGTAATAGCGATATGGCACAGCTTCAGCCGCTTTCATGTCGTCTATATGTCTTTGACATGCTGCTTTGACCAGATCGCCAGCAACAATCTTGTCCGCAAGGACATCCAGCGCGTATTGTGTAGTTCTATCTGTTGTCATGTGTTCGCCTTATGCGAATTTCGCGAACTTGTTTTCTTTCGGTGTTTCCTTGTCTGCTTTTGGCACTACAAGGCGACAGCGGCTTGACACTGTCAGTCCGAAGTCCGCAGCCCCCTGACGACACTGCTTGAAGTATCTGTCTTGAAGTAGCGCAAGTCTTTCCACTTCTCCGTTCACGACTTCTTTTCTGATCTTCACTGGCTGTCCGTATTCGTCCAGCTGCTTTGTTGCGATCTCAATTTCCACCATGATCGGTTGTCTGTTCAGTTCTTGCGTGACTGCGATGTATTTTTCTTGTGCGATGACCAGTCTTGCAAGTGCATCAACATCAAGGTTCGATATGAGGTCAATCGCACGAAGTTCCTTCACGATTTTCTTGAAGGTTCTTTTCTGTGTCGGCGATAAGTATTGCGGTGCTGTCACTTTGTCCGCAGCCGCTTTCACTTCTGTTCGCTGACGTTCTTCAATTTCTGCTTTTGTCAGGTGTTTTTTGCCTTTTGCTTGTACCAGCGCGATCGGCTGTCGTTGTCCTGCCATTCTTCTGCGACCTCCCTTCTTTGCTGGTTTCCTTGCGGTGTGTCAGAATCTGACACGCACCCTTTTTCGGATGCCCTGATCTGGATTTTCCGTGGGGAGTTTTCTCCACGGAAAAGGGGAAGCGCGACTAAATAAACTTAACCCGATACTTTTTCATACTCCCCCTGTCGCCTTCCAGTGGCGTTCTATCAGGTCATACAACATCTTTTGTGTCGCTTTTTTTGTCTGTTCATCCTTGCTGTACAAGGCTTCAATGATTCCATGGCTGTGATTGCTCAATGGGATCAGATTGGTTGCATCAAGTCGTCTGTTCCAGTCGTCTTCAATAGGTGTGATATGATGCACCATGTCAGCTGTCTGTATTACATGCAGCACATAGAAGGCATATATATCAACGCCATCAAACCGCCTGATTGTTTCGGCTCTTGTCTTCCTCCACTCACTTGATACATAGAAGGCTGCTGTCTTCTTGTTTCTTCGGTGTTTGTTGTATTCCATGTGTCTTGACTGCTGCCCTGCTGCCTTCGCTGCACAGGCTTCACATTCAGCTATATTCTGCGGTATTAAAGCCCCACATCTGCACTTGTGAAATAACAAACCCTTGCACCACCTTCCTACTGCTGCATATGCTTCATATAGCCGTCTGTATAGGCTCTATATGCAGCCGCTTATATATGCCCCTTATATATGCCCTATATATGCGCCCCTGTCAGGTATGCCCCTATATAAAGCCTTGTTTTTATGCTTCCTGTGGATGCCCTATATAAGCACCCACATTCCGCAAATAAGAGGGCAGAAATGCAATAAAAAAGACCGATGCAACACTTCTGTGCTGTTTCGGTCTTTCTGTACAACATTTCACGATACTATTTTACTTTAGGATTCTCCCTATAAAAACCCTCACTTTTTCCACGCTTTTCCCACACTTTCGTTTTCATTTCCCTTGAAAAACGCCTTTTTCAGATCGCGTTTTTCAAATTCCGTTAATTCCGAATAATTTGACAGACATTTTCTTCAAAATCGCCTTACACCAGTTTGAAGGGCTGTTTTTTCCACAATCCAGCTGATCCGCGATTTCTTCAAAGGTCAATCCGTCAATATAGTGCATTCTGAACGCTTCATACTTGTACAATGTGCCTTCTTTCCTGCTTTCGGTTTCCAGTTCGGTCAATGCCCTGTCAATGTTAATTATCATCATCGCTGTGACCATTTTGGCTTCCTTGACAGATTTCAGCTTTGCATTTTCGCCCTTCAGGACGCTATATGCTGCTTCTGTGACCTCTTCTTCTTCCGTGATCGCATTATTGATATATTTTTTCAGGTCGATATATGATTCCATCAATCTTCGTGTGTTATACAGTGTTTTTTTCTTCTCTGCTCTCTTTTCTTCAATTTTGACTTCAGCAAACGCCTTTCGCACCGCGATTCTGATTGCTTCCGTCATGTCCTGCTGCGTTTCATCGCTATTTTGCACATTGCACACCTTCTTTCTACTTTTTAGGCTTTCGCCTTTCGTTCCTTCTGGCTTTTTCAATCGCCTTCGCCCTGATCATCGGCATTCCTTTCATTTTGCGCCTGTTGTTGCTGATCAGTTCCTTGCGCAGCTGCAATCCTGTCCATTTCGTCTTCCTGAATGCTTCTGCGATTGCTTTTCCTACCTGTTCAAACGCTGGCTTCAGTCTTTCAAATGTTTCTGTGATACTCTTTACCATTTTTCTTCCTGTTTCCTGCGCCCATTTTACTGTTGATTCAAGCAGCACTTCGATTTCTTCTTCAGGAAGTCCGCTGTATTCCGATACAGCCTTGATCATTTCTTCTTTTGTCCATTCAGGATCAATCTTCAATCCTCTTGTGACTGCTGCCAGCTTCATCACATCTGCGCTGATGTTTCTTTCAGCTTTCGGCTGCTCTGCTTCTTCTTCTGGTTCAGGTTCTTCCACGACTGCTGCCCTGACAGCTTCCTGTCTGTCTTCTGCAATCAGTTCTTGTGTACGCTCTGCGATTTTCTCTGACAGATCGTCTTTTTCTTCCTTCTGTGGCTTTGCATTCTGCCCCATAAGCCTGTTTTTTATCTTTGTTGCATATTCCTTCAGTTTCACGTCTTTCACTCCTTCCTGCGCCTTTATGTAAAAGGCAAATCGTCAACGCCGTCTGGTATGTTCATAAAGCCATCGCCGCTGTCTGGTGCTGGCTGTGGTCTTGACTGGTTGTCGCCTGCTGCCGCTTTGCTTTCTGCAAATTCAGCTGTTTCGATGACGACATCTGTTGTGTAGACCTTGCGTCCTTCTCTGTTTGTATAGCTTCCAGTCTGAATACGACCTTCGACCGCAAACTTTGTCCCTTGCTGTCCGTACTTCTCGAAGAACTGTCCTGTCTTTCCGAATGCTACACAGGAAATGAAGTCAGCTGACTGTCCTTCCTGATCTCTCTGGACTCTCCTGTCAACCGCAAGTGTGAAGCGCGATATTGCCATAGGCTCTGCGCCTTCTGTATATCGTGTCTGTGCATCCCTTGTCAGCCTTCCCATCAATATGACCTTATTCATTCTTCTTTGCTCCTTTTTGTTCTTTGTTTCCTTTGACTGCTGCCTTGATTATCTCTGTAACAATCAAGATGATCAGTGCTGTCAGGACTGCTATGAATCCCAACTGCAATATAATCACGATAATTCCACCCAGATTGCTGATCGCCTGTTCAATCCATATACTTCGCATGTTTTTTCTATCTCCTTCGGTTCATAATGTCTTCATAAAGTTTCTTGTATGTGTTGCGCTCCGTTTCAAGCCGTATGATGCAATCGTGTTCGCTTTCAAGTACATCATCACTGCTGTGTGATGCCCCCCCCGATTGATTTTCGGGTTCTGGCTGTGTGTTTGCTCCCACGTCCAGATTCAAAGCTATCTGAAGCGCAATGTCTATCTGCTGCATTTCTCTTTCTGTCACACTGCCGATTCTGTTGTTTAATCTTTCCACGCTGATTGTTGTCGGCTGTTCGCATAGTGCTTCCGACACTCTTCCAGTTGTTCTGATCGTCACATGTGTTGACATGTCTTTCTTCGGCTGTGATGTCAGGAACACAACGACCACATCGCCGCTGTGTTTGTTCAGGAAGTCAGCCGACACAATGACGGCTGGTCTGTCCTTCCTGATCTCGTTTCCTCTCTGTCCTCTGTTGTTGTTGATATAATACACATCGCCGCGTCTGACATCGAACTGCTGCTGTGTCTTTGTGAAATGTTCGTACATGTTTTTATTCCTCCGTATATTCTGCATACTGTTCTTTTAGCATCTTTGAACGTGCCTGAATGTCGTCTGCAAGTTCTCTTTCTTTGTTTTTGTATGTCTGCGCCCTTGCTGGTCTTTTTGCCCTGATTGCGTTCTTGACTGCCGTCTGAAGCTGTCTGCGCTTCTGGATCACTATTCGTTGCACCCTGTCAGTGATTGTGATTGTGTAATGCGCACCACAGATCGGACATTCATAATACTGTTCAATGATGTCGTTGTGTTCTTCGTCCTGTGTGATTACTCTTTTTTGAATCTCGATCATGTCAGGTGTGAATGTCGCTGCGCATTTATTGCAGATTATTTCATTCATGTCGATTCCCCTTTCTGCTGTTTATGCCTGCTGAATCTTGATCAGTTTCATCAAGAATCTTGCTGACAGTTCTTCTTCTTTCTCTTTTCTTTCCTCTTTCGTTATGCCTTCCTTGTCGTCAAGTTCTGCAATCTCGTCCAGAATGTCTGCCGCTTCCCTGAATGTCTGTGCCATTTCCTTGATGTCGTCTTTTGTCTGCATGTTCTTTTCCTCCTATGCTCCATATTGCAGTGTTCTGTTGTCTGCGTACTGTCCTGCGCCTGCTGCCGCTTCCTGAAGCGTTTCTTCTACTTCTCCCAGCCCTAAAATGCAATAGCCATCTTCAAGCCCTGTGAAGTCTTCCAGCATGTACACAATTTTCTTTGTGATTGTTCTGCCTGTCGTTGCTCCGTTCTTGTACTCATGCAATACGATTGTGTCGCCTTCTTTATATCCGCGGTCATTCTTTCGCAGTTCAAATGTCTTGCGCCCTGTTTTTACATCATCAAAGAATGTCACCCCCAGTTTTACATCATGCACTTTCTTTTCCTGTTGTGAAGGAAGCTGCTGCATCTTTTCTTCGTCTGCCTTCTCGCGAAGTTTCTTTGCTGTTTCTCTGTCAATCGCGTCCTGTTCTTCGCTGTATCTTTCTTCTTCGGTCTTTTCGGCTTCTGCCTTGTTGATGTACTGATCACAGCTTTGACATGTTCCTGTCTTCACATTACAGTCTGAATATCTCTTGCAGCTATAACACAGCGATGTGATGCTTTCAGGGTGTGCATCTTCCCATTCGTCTTCTTCCTCTGTGTCCTCTGCATCGTCTTCAGGTTCTTCGATCTCTTCTTCTGCTTCTTTGAACTGGTCAATGTCCATTTGACCTTCAATCTGTTCTGCTGCCGCCTTTTCCTCCTGCTGCTGCTTGATCTCTTTCACTTCTTTGTATGTCAAGCCGTTTTCCTGATAGCGTTCCAGCATTTCTGCTTGTGTTTCTTCATTCATTCCGCTGATCATATAGGCAGCAGAAAAAGTCAGGCGACCTTCTTTCAGTTCTTTTGAAAATTCAGGGATCAGATGCTTGTTTATGCTCTCAATCTGCGCAACCTTTGTCGGTGCTATTTTCAGGAAATATGCAACGACATCGCGAATGCGACCGCTGTTCAGGTCAATTCCCATGATCGTTTGTCCGTTTTCCTTCATGCGCTGCAATATTTTCTTCAGCTTGTCTTCTTCTTCCAGAAGGTCTGACACTGTCTTGTTTCTGTAATCATTCGCGATGATCAGGCGAAGCGTTTCTTCTTCCTCTGACGCTGGTGTCTGAATCTGACACGTTGCCTTTTCAAATTCTGTATAGCCCTTTTCAACAAGTATCTTCAACGCACGCCATCGCCTTTCCCCTGCTATGATTCTATATTCGCCCCTGTCGCAAGGATCGCGGACGACTTCAAGATTTTCCATCAATCCAACAAGCAGAATCTTTTGTGCCAGTGGTTCGATGTCCTCAACCGAATAGAAGTTTTTATCATTGCTGTACATTTTATTGATGCTGACATCCTGTGTCCTGAAGTGTGCCTTCGGTGTGTTGTCCCCGACTGCTGCCTTCTTTGCGTTTGCGTTCAGCTGTTCCATTACATTCCACGCCATTGTCAGTCCTCCTGTTCTCTGAAGCATATTTCTATTGCTTTCAGTTCTTTGTCTGTTGTGTTGCTTAGGTCAATGTGTGTGTCATTGTCTGGATAGTCTTTTTTATTTATCATTGACCTGATTGTCTTTTTCAGTGCTTCCGTATCGACAACAATCTTCAATGTTTCCCTTGCCTTCGATAGTGCCTTGTCGATCTGTCTGTCTGTCATTGGTTTGCTGTCAATCTCTTCGACCTGTTTCCAGAACTCTGTGTCTTCAATTTCGTAAAATTGTGACATTTTGTCCTTGAATGCAGTCAGTCTGTTTTCCGCATACTCTTTCTGCTCTGTTGCCGCCTTCAGCTTTTCAAAGTCTTCAATGCTGATTGTGACTTGCCCTTTTAATTCCATCGCATTCCATCCTCCCTTCTTCTCTTTACATTCAGTTTCAATGTCACTTTCGGAACTCCGATGCCAGCTTTGCGAAGGTATTCTGACAGCCTTGCAAGGTCTTTGACATAATTTTTTTCGTATACACTGCCATGTATTTCGTCAACGTAGTATTGTTCTTCATTGCCGTAGATCGTTATGTCATTGTGCGCAGTCAGAAGTGTCTTGATTTGATATGCAAGTGTCTTCCCTGTCCTTCTTCCTTCATGCGGATATGTGATGCCTTGTGACAGGATATATTCTGACTGCCATGTTTCAAGTTTTATTCCCAGCGCATGTTCTATTCTGTCAAGTGTCTTTTCGTTGCAGCCGTACATGTCCGAATGCAACCTTGCAACCGCATTTCGTGTCATTGCATCTGCGCCATATTCATCGCCGTCCGCTAACGTAAAGGAATACGCCCTGTTTGTTTTTGTGTTTTTGATGTACACAAGATTTCTTTCCAGTGTTCCTTCCGTCTGCCTGATTTCGACTTTCAGATTTTCTTCGTTTTTTGTGATTCCTGTGATTATCTCATACACTCCCATGTTCACACCTCTTTCATCAATTCGTATGTTGCTGCACGATAGTCCTGCGTCACGATGCAGTTCTTTGAAAACTTCGGAAGCGGCACTTGTGCGACTGTTGACTTCTCTGCGATTATTGACCGCCTGATCGCTGTCGCGAAGCAATCGTGTCCTGACTGTGTTTTCAGCCATTCTTCGACCTGAAGTGTCGTCTGGTTCTTCTGTCGCATCGTCATCAATACTTTCATGCGAATGTCAGGGTTTATTCTTCTGAACGATGTCAGCTGACTGTCCATGTTCGCAGCTGCTTCAATCTCGAAGCCGCCAATCTTGACAGGCACAATCACAAGGTCTGCTGCAATCATCACGTTTGTGACTGTCATGTCCATGATCAGACCACAATCAACAATGCAATAATCATATATAGTTCTGACTTCATTCATCGCTGCTGCAAATCGAAGAATCTGATCTTCTCCTTCTTCCTGAAGCAACGTCATGTTTGTTCGCATCAAATATCCGTTCGCTGGTATGATGTCAATGTTTCCATATGGTGTTGTTTGGATCAGGTCTGTTGTCGAATATGCGCCGCCTGCTGCCTGATGATTTTCAAGCAATTCTGACATTCCCTGTCCTTCAGGATCAAATCTGTCGTAAAGAAGTGATATGTTTCCCTGCTGATCCGCGTCACAGATCAGCACTTTCTTTCCTTTTTCTTCGCCCATTATGTAGGCGATAGCTGCTGCGGTCATTGTCTTTCCGATGCCGCCTTTTTGATTCATTACTGCTATTATTTTCATTGATGTGCTTTCCTCCTGTTTATTATTTTCATGTGTCTTCTTAACCTTCTCGCGTGTTCGTCCGTCACAATGTATTTGTCACAATCTTGAAGTCGCCTGTCTGTTCCTTTTCCGTCATAATGCTTGCAATAGTCACATGTGAAGCAAGGTTCTTTCATTTCTCCTGTGCATGTGTCTGGCGTTTCCACATTGTTTGCGCAGTGGCTACACACGCAGCCGCCGCAAGGAAAAGCATATTGTTTTCTGACTTCTTCTTTTCGCTTCGGCTCTTTTGGTATGATCCCAAGTTCCTGCAATGTGATTTGATGTACTTTTCTATCGTCTTGCATTTCTTTCCTTCTTGCTGTTCTCCCAGCTGATCACTGCTTCCCTTGCCCTGTCGTATAGGTCTGTGTCGTTTGCTTCTTCAATCTTGATGATCTGTTGTCTGTCTGTTCCTTCGCCTTTATATATCTTTATCCATCCATCGTCATATATTGAAGTGTGGCTTGACATCCGCAGTCCGTACTTCCTTGCGATCGGTCTGTATATGTCATAAAACTGTCTGACCGCTGCCGCATATCCGTTCATGTCCTACACCTTCAGCGGTTTCACTTCGCCGTCTTTCCATACGCTGTTGTTCTGCTCTTTCATGCGTTCTGCTGTTTCCGTGACTGCGGTGTCTGAATCTGACACATGAATGTGTGTCTGTAAGCACTTCAAATTCAAGTATTTTTCAAGAACTTCAACCGCGTCCCTTGCCGTGTAGCATGTCGCGACATAGTGTCCTGCTGCTGCCATATCGGTCAAGAACTCTTTCTGTGACGGCTGGTGTCTGCCCTTGTCATACTTCATTTCGATGTATAAGCCGCAATATATTCCTTTCGGGTACGGAAGGCATAAGTCGGACACGCCTGACTTCACGCCCATCTGCTTCAGCTTTATTGCTTCGGCTCTGTTCCTGCTGCCGCCGTTCGGGATATGATGCAGCCATTTCAGTTCAGGATATTTCTGCATCTGCCAAGAAGCCCAGCTGATGACATTGATCTGTTCGGTATCTTCCGAACGCAACGCATACTTCATGTTCATCGCATTTCCTCCATGATTTTCATATCGTGCATAATGTCGCCAGTGAAGCCCAGCCGCTTCATTTTCCTGAATGCCGTCAGGTCTTCAATGCCTGACATTTTCACGATCCAGCCTGCAAGAAGCTGTCTTGACTTTTTATACATGTCCCTGACTTCTTCCCTGTGTGCCGCCAGCACGTCCGCTGTTCGTGTGATTATGATTTTTCTTTCAATGCTGTCCTGTGCGATTCCTTTTCGGTGTAGTTCTTCTTCGATCACTTTCACTGCGTAGATTTCCGCTTTCGTGACTGCCTGTCCCAGACACAATCTTTTTTCGTTGTCCACTTTTATTCCTCCTTCGTTTCCTGTCTTTCTTTCTCTGCCTTCAGCTGCGCTGCTCTTTCCATGATCGCTGTGTTGTAGCTGTATTTATACACGCCATGATTCCACAAGTTTTCCTTTGCTCCCTTTGTTCCGTAGTTGTAGACCGCAAGAACGTAATATGGGCGCACATCTTCTGGAACTTCCTGCAAACTGTCCTGAATCTCCTTCAGGTAATCAATGCCGACTGTCACATTCTGATATGGATTTGTCAGATCAGTACAGTTCAGGCGTTGCATTCTTTCTTTGTGCCATTTCTGTGCTATCTGCATATATCCCCATGATGTGCCGCCATCGCCTGAAGCGTTCCAGTTGCATTCGCTTTCCCTTTCGATCAGTGCGAACACCATTTCGTAATCAACGCCATAATTCTGACAAACAATGTATGTGTATATCTGCGCCATTACTGGAAACTTGCCGCCTGCTGCCTTGCATTCGTCTGATATTTCGTGATAGCAGAATCCTTCCATGTCTTCGCCGCTCCAATCCTGTGACATTGTATTGAATGGATATTCTTCATCTGCATTCAAGTCACTTTCTGTCTGTTCTTCTGCTTCGCTTTCCTGTTCTGTTGGTGTCTTTCCCTTTGTGCTGATCATGCCGCCGATCGCGAATCCCATCATTACCGCCACATATATTGTGATGAATGTGATCATGATTGCTGCTGCCGTCTTCGGTTTGCGCTGAAGAAAGTTCTTTGCTGCCCTGATGATGTTATGTGTTGCATCGTGCAGCTGTCTTCTTCTTCGTCTTCTTCTTCGCTGTTTTCTGCTTAACCTTACTTGTTGCTTTGTCAATCTTTTCTCCTTTCTCTGGCTGTCTGTACATTCTTGCGTATATGTAGAATCTGCCATTCATGTTGTTATATCTGACTTCATACGATGTCAGCTTGTAGCCGTCTGCTGCATACCATTTCTTCAGCTTGTCTTCAAGTTCGCATCGTCCTGTCACGACTTCGTCAATGTCCTTCTGCTTGAACTTATAGTGGTTTTTATGTACTTCAGGCTTTTTCAGTCCCTTGCTGGCTTTCCATGCTTTCTGATACTTCCCGACTGGCTTTGGCTCTTTTCCCTTCTTGTCAGGGTGCTTCTGCTTTGTGATGTAGTTCGCCATTCCTGACAGTCCGTTTTCGTCCTTTTGAAGCCTGCGCACCTGATTTCTGCGCCCCTTCTTCCACTTTTCTTCAACCGCTTCCAGCCCCATGTCGCCATCGCACACAAAATGATGATGCCAGCGTCCTTTGTCTGAACACTCTGTCACATACACATAACGCAGCTTTGCAAGTCCCTTCTTCCTTCGCTCATAGTTTAATCGTCCTATGTACAGCGTCATATCGTGCTTCGCTTCTTTCATGCTGTTCGGCATGTTGTCGTCTGTATATGTCAGTGTTCCCCAGATGTCATTGTCCGTGAAGTTCGCATTGATCGTCCGTTCACATTCCTTCCTGCTGTTCTTCTCATTCAGGTTTCTTTGTGCCTGTCTTTGCTTCTTCAGCTTTGCTTCGTCTGGTATCTGCTCTTTCTGTCCTCTTCTGAACTCTGGATATATTTCAACATCCATCTGCTCTGCTGCCTTTATCTCCTTAGTGGCATATATTGATCTGACCTTGCCTTCATTCAGCATCCTGCACATGTTGTCTTCTTCCAAGTCAGTCAACATCTTCTGGTATGCTGCTTCATAGTCATAATCTATATACACAGCTTTCTTCCTTCTCTTCATGTCCTTCTTTGCTCCTGTTATAGATATTTATATATTTCTTTGATTTGTTACTATCTATTACAAGGACGCGAAGCCTTTTGAAAGTCCCTGATTTATTGACTTTTTTGGAAGTCTGCTGTATAATTTTTTATAGATGTGCAGACCTTAAAAAGTCACAATCTGGATCGCCTTCGGAAGCCGCCAAGCTAGTCCGAAGGCTTTCTTTTTTGTCCTTCAAGATGCTTTCGCTGCCTTTGTCTTAATCTCCGACAGCTGCACCCTGATTCCATCATTCCTGTTCGACAGGATCATTGCTATTGCTTCAAATATTCTTCTTGCATCTGGTGTGTTCATGCGCGTTTCTCCTTTCTACATTCCAGCACCCCTGAATATAACTACCATTGAAGGGAATGGGGCTGCCTGTTTACTGTTTCCGAACTTCAAACGCCCCTTCACGAATCTGATTTCTGATCGGTACTGAATGAAGTCGTGAAAATATCTTGTGTCTGTTCTCGCTGGTATCAGCATAACAACAACCGTGTTGTCTTTCGTTCCTTCTCTGTATGCCTTTTCAACCCAGTCTGTAATTGCTCTACCATACGGAGGATTGCAAAACACGCGATACCCCCCCCAGTCCTTTGAAAGACCATTGTCTTCCTTCGTGAAATACTTTTCACACTTGTGATTCTGTTCGTCAGCGCAAGGATCAAGGTTGAAATGAAATTCCTGATCAAGTTCTTTGAAGAAGTCGTCAGGTGTCGCCCACTGATCCGTCTTGCTGCTGTACATGACATCTATGTTCGCCATTGTGTTTCCTCCTATGCTGTTTCGTTCAATATAATTTTTCTGAAGATGCTTTCAAATATTGGAACTGCGATGCTGTTTCCTGCCTGCTTGTATAATGCTGTGTAGTATCGCCCAGCCCTTTTATGTACTGCTTTCGCTCTCTCGAAGTCTTCGTCTGTGTACCCTTGCAGCCGCCAGCATTCCAGTTCGGTCAAATATCTGAATCGACCGCCACCGCAGTCAATAACCTGTGTCGGTGTCCTGTCCTGCCTTGTTGTGATTGTAAAAGCACAGTCCTCAATAACAGTCGCCCTTCTGATTCCCTTCTTGCCGATTGCGCTTCTGACCGAAGGTTGCGTCACATCGTACACTTCAGGCACGCTGTCGTTGTCTTCCAGAAAGTTCCTGATGTCCTGCATCGGTGTCCTGATCAAGTCATCAAAATTGAACTTTTCGCCATTCAAGCAGCTGACTGTGAACACTCTTTCCCTTGCCTGCGGAAGTCCAAATTCTCTCGCATCCAGCACTTCATAATTGTTTGTATATCCCATTCGTTCAAGTTCTTTCTGATACCTGACGAAGTTTGCAATCATGTGTTTGCTTTTTACGTTCTTTACATTTTCCCAGATCACATACTGCGGCTTCCATTCTCCCATCTGGTCGATGATGTGAACTGTTTCCCACATCAATGACGACCTTGTTTCGCTGCCTTCGTCTGCGCCTTTTCCTCTGTTGATCCTTCCGTCTTCTGCTTTCGCCTTCCCCTGATGCCCTGCAATGCTCATGTCCTGACATGGACTTCCGTGGATCAGGATGTCTGGCTTCAAGTTCCAACCGACAACCGACTGTGTCTTGTACGGCATTTCTTCAGAAAACATATTGTTGTATGATCTGACTGCTTTTTCATCTATTTCAACATAATCAATCGCCTTTGTCGGTATTCCCAGATTGCGCAAGGCACATCGTGGGCTTCCTATTCCTCCAAACAGTTCCAGTATTTGCACTGGTTTTTCTTCTGTTACTATCATCTTTTACCCCTCAATTCTCTGCGTCATGCTCTTGTCTTTCATTGCTGACATAGCCATCTGCATCCGCATCGCATCTTCGTCAGACATTTCAACATCGTCTTGTGGTCTTATTATCATTTCTTCTTTGGTTGGGAAAATCTTGTGTTTCTGTACGAAGCACTTGAAGAAGAAGTCGTGTTCTTCTTTCCATGTTTCACAGTAAAATTCATATTCAATCCCGATCTGAATTGCCTGTGCTTTTGTACACTGTACACCCTGAATGGTTTTCTTTCCTTTTCCTGATCTGTAGTGATACATCTGATTCAATCCGTCTTTTCCTAGCACTTTGTATATTGTCTGTTTCAGCAAGCGCAATTCAAAGTCGTTGTGATATTTCCATTCATGGTCTCCCAGCTTGTCATCTGACAGATCGCTTTCTTCAATGTCGTATTTTTTCATAAGCTGCTGCAATTTCTTCTGTGCGCCTTCTTTTTCGCCGCCCACTCCACGTTCCGCAAGTCTTTGCAGCTTCTTTATCAGTTCAATTTTCTTTTTATCAATCATCGTTCATTCTCCTTCACATACTGCTTTCGCAAAGTCCAAAATAATTTTTTTCAACATTCCCCCTTCTGGTCTTGATTTTTCATTGTGTTGTTTGTTTTCACATTAAAAACATCCCTAAAACCTGTTGACCATCTGTGCATAGTTCTGGCAGTACACACACGCCGCTATTTTTTCACAATGTTCTGATGCTGGCTGTTAGCTTGCCATCGTCAGGATGAATGAAGCCATCATTCATCGACAGCGCGTGTCGCGCTGTTTCGGCTTTACAGTCAATCTTCCTTCGTTGAATATCTTGACATTTTCACAATCTTTGCTGTCGGTATGTCGTCCGTGTACATATATGCTTTGCATCCGAAGAACTCTTCATTGTGATCGTGTGCTTCAAACACTTTTCTGTCTTCCAGTTCGACTTCAAAGATCGTTCCTGTTTCATGTCCGCGGATCGCAACAAATCGCGCTGCTTCAAGTGGCTGTTTGCAGATATACACACCGCCGTCCATTCCTTTTCGGATCACTCCGTCCTGCATGATCTTTTCTGCGTTTTCATGTGTTGTTGCGTGAAAATATCTTGATCGGCTTCCTTTTTCCCATAAGTCGTATTTTTCCATGATCTTCATATACTGCAAATCAATCTTTGACTGATCCTGCGCGCACTCGATCAGGTGCTTTCTTTCCGCTTCGTCTGTAACCTTTGCAAGTTCTTCTTCTGTGAATAAATTCTGCTTTTCCATACTGCTGCACCGCCCTTCTTAATATCTGCTTGATGCATACCAGAACACACTTCGCATCGTACTTTTCAGGTCAAGTGTGTCTTCCAGTTCATATGTGATGTCGTTGTCCCATTCGTCATATACGCTGAATACTTCTTCAGCTTCGTCATATTCAATCCTGAAGCCTTCCTGTTTTTCGTCTTCCAGATATTCCCACCACAGCAACAAGCTATGCTGTTTTATCTCTCTTGCTTCCCACTGCCAGTTCTTGTCTTCCTTGCTGATCTCGCTGGCTACTTCTTCAATAAACTGAATGTTGTCTGTCTTTGTAAAATCAATCTTTCCTTTTGTGTTCATGTTGTACTTTCCTTTCATTTACTCCCCGACATTTCTGTCGGGGACATCCTATGCCCTTTTAGGCTGTTTTCACTGGTCTGTTTTCTCCTGCCGCCCACATCATCATCCCTTTGATGACCATTCTGTCGCTGTCAGACATCTGCTTCAGCAGCTTAATAAATTCGCTGACATCTTCGGTCTGGCTGTTCAGGTTCTTTTTTTCGTTTGTAACTGCTGCCATGTTGTTTCCTCCCTTCTATACTGTTATGAGTTCATAATCTTCAAGCAGTGCTTTCAGATTTCTTGCTTTCCATCTATGAAGACATCTGTCGCCCAGAAGGTTCTTCACTCCTGTGTTCTTCCAGAACATGTACTGTCTGACTGTATTGTGATAGTGTCCGTCATTTCTCACTTCGATGAACTTATTTCCATTTCTCTTATTTCTGTAAATCTTTGTTGTTGTCATCTTATCTGCTCCCTTCTGCGGTCTGTTCTGTTGCTTACAGTTACAGTATAGATGCTTACAGTCACTTTGTCAACAGTTTTTTGTTGCTTACGGTAACTTTTTTATTGACCTTTGCTTGCTGCCGTGTTATTCTACAACTAGAAAAGCAAATTTCAGAAAGGTGGAATAAATATGACAAATGGCGAACGCGTCAACGAAGTGCGAAAATCACTTGGTTTAACTCTTGAAAAGTTCGGGGAAAAGTTAGGTGTAACAAAAACCACTATTTCCAGAATTGAAAAAGGTGTGAACAACTTAACTGATCAGATGGCAATTTCTATCTGTCGTGAATACAATGTGAATTATGATTATTTGATGTATGGCGAAGGGGAAATGTTTGACGATCTGCCGCAGACGATCGTTGATGAATTGTGTGCGCAGTATGACTTGAACGATTTTGACAAGGCACTTGTTGAAATGTATGTGTCTTTACCAGCTGGAAGCCGTGAAAGAATCAAAGAATATATGAAGCAGCTAGTCAAGAAAGTTGGTTGGGATAAAACTGAATAAAGGAAGTGATCTATTGAACATTATTTGTCTTGATACAGAAACAACAGGACTGAATCACTATGACGATGAAATCCTTCAACTTTCTATCATTGACGGCTCTGGCTCAATCCTTTTTAGTGAATATGTAAAGCCTGTTCGTCACGAATGCTGGACTGATGCTGAAAAAGTAAACCACATAAGCCCTTCAATGGTAAAAGACTGTAAACCGCTTTTATATTATGCACATACTATTCAACGTATTTTAGAAAATGCAGACATGATTGTCGGTTATAACATTCACGGCTTCGATTTGCCTTTTATATTTAATTCTGGCATTGAGTATCATGCGAAGCAAAATTCTATTGTCGTTGATGTAATGCTTGCATTTGCTGAAATTTATGGACAAAAGCGTTACAACGAATATAAATGGCAAAAGTTGAAGACGTGTGCAGAATATTATTCATATAGTGAATGTAACTGGCACAATGCGCTTGACGATGCAAAAGCAACACTATTCTGCTTTTATAAAATCTTCGGCGATGTTCCTGAAGTTCCTGTGTATGCAACTGGCGTTTATCGTTCGGTTGACAATATTATTAAGCATGAAGAACAAAAGCTTGTTGAAGTTGTTTCAGTTCCTAAAAGTGGAAATGTTCTGATTGGCTTCGGCATTTTCATGTTGTTAGGTTTCTTCGTTGCTTTCAATCCTGTGTGCGTTGTGATCGCTGCGCCGCTTTTATATTTTGGTTTCAAGCGTCATAAAGCATATAAAGAATTTAAGCAAAACAAAAGGAAGCAGTGACCTGACCAGTCCTACTTCCTTTTACTTTATCTGTGTATGTATACATACTTTATGTATTTATATATGCGCTTCAGCTGTGCATCCGACAACTTATTCAGAAGCGTGTTGATTCTCTTTCGGATCATTGGCTTCCCTCCCTTCTCTTGTCGGGATTGTATCATGGAAATTATTGGAATGAAAGACCGCTTCCAGTTATTTCCATATATCAGGAAATAAGCGTCAGAAGCATTGTCGGCGCACAGTTTATCATTTATATTCAGAATCAAACAGATCAGTGATCTTGACATCAAGTGCAGCTGCTATCGCTTCAAGCTGGCGCAGTGTCGGCGATGTTATGCCGTTTTCAATCGTGTTCAGTGTTGACTTGCTGATTCCTGTCAGGGCTTCCAGCTGTTTCAAAGTCAAGTGTCTGTCTGTTCGTGCCTGCCACGTCAGGATTTCCATTGCGTCATCCTCCTAGTTTTGATTATGTATACGCTTCAGGCACTCTATTCAAATAAAAAAGGAAGCCGTGACCAGCGACTTCCCTTGTGAAACATTAAAACAAAATATATCGCGGAAGACCGCCCACGATGATATTATGTCCTTTTACATTCTATCATATCAAGCCTTCTTTCGCTACCAGAAAGAAGGTTTTTATATGTCTTTTTTTACTCCAAACCCACAACTTTTCGGGCTTCGTGTAGTTAAATATATCAGATGCAGCCACGATGATCAGGTGCTTCATGGCGATACGCTTGAAGCGCAAGATCTGATTCTTGAAGATTTCATCAAAGTGAATCGGATGATACTTGTTGACACATTCATTGACGAAGCCCTGACAGCAAGAAAGAAGTTCAACAAACGCAAAGAGTTTGTCAGACTTCTGGATGGTGTGAAGGCTCATTCTTTCGACCTGATCATATTTACTAAACTTGACCGATGGTTCAGGAATATCGGCGATTATCATAAAATTCAGGAAATACTTGAAGCTAATGGCGTGCAATGGAAGGCTGTCACGGAAAACTATGATACCACAACCACGAACGGAAGACTGCACATCAACATCCGTCTGTCTGTTGCACAGGATGAATGCGATCGTGATTCCGACCGAATCAAAGATGTGTTCGCTTATAAGCTGAAGAATAAAACCTATGTGTCAGGCAGCCTTCCACGTGGTCTGAAGCTGGATGCAGAAAAGCATGTCATCATTGATCCTGAATGGAACTGCTTTGCACTTGATATGTTTGACCGCTTTGAAGCTACATGCAGCAAGCGTGACACGCAGCTTTTTCTTCAGGACAAATACAACATTCGTGTCTGCTATGATACAGTTGCACGATACCTGAAGAATCCGCTTTTCAAAGGTCAGTATCGTGATGATCCTGACTTCTGTCCTGCGACAATCAGTCCTGAACGCTTTGAGCGCATCCAGAAACTTGCGATCAGGAATGTTCGGATCAGACACACACAGCAATTCTATATTTTTTCAGGTCTTCTGATCTGTTCATCCTGCAATCACATTATGACTGGCACTGTTACATATAGGCGCATGGCAGACGGCACAGAAAAAGCATACAAAAGTTATCGGTGTAACTTCAAGGCACAGTCAAAACTTTGTGATCGCGGCAAAACGTATCGTGAAGAATACGTTGAAGAATACATGCTGAATCATATCAGACCAGCTTTGTCAGACTATGTTGCGAAGTATGAAGTGACTGCTGCCAGTGCGGTGCAGAAGAATCCTGTCGAAGAAATGTCAAAGATCGAACGCAAGATCAAGAAGCTGTATGATTTGTTTATGGATGACTTAATTGATAAAGACGCATACAGAAGTGAATATGATAAATTCAAAAAACAGATCGAAGAACTTCAGAAGTGTCCTGCTGCCCCTGTTCGTAATCTCGACAGCGTCCGCAAGCTGCTGAACGATGACTGGGAAGCTGTGTACAACACTTTCAGCAATCAGGAAAAGAACGTCTTCTGGAAGTCTTTTGTCGAATCTGTGCTGGTGCATGAAGACGGAAGCATGGACATTCATTTTTTATAATTTTTGTCGTACTAACTCTGCACTGCCTGTCGGTTCATCGGCAAGTATGATATCTGCATTAGTAACCAAAGCCCTTGCTATCGCAACTCTCTGCTGCTGTCCGCCTGACATCTTTCCCGGCAGCTTATTTCTTTCCGACAGTATTCCAAGATGTTCCATCTGTTTTAATATAATTCGCTTTCTTTCCTTACGTTTAACATTGGCTGCAAGAAGCGGAAGCTCTATATTCTCATATGCAGTATAGTAATCCATCAGTGCAAAATGCTGGAACACATACCCAATCTTTTCCTTGCGCAGCTTATGTACCTGTGAACGGCTTGCCGCAGTAACCTCAGTATCATCAAGAAAATACTTTCCTGCTGTAGGTGTATCCATGCAGCCTATAATCTTAAGAAGTGTACTCTTTCCACTTCCTGACGCTCCCATAACCGAAATGAATTCGCCGTCCTCTATCTTAAGCCTTACATCATCAAGCGCCTTAGTATCATCAACCTTTTCATTGTATATCTTTGTAATATTCTCTAATCTTATCATTTAATAATCCCCCATTAATCATCACTTCCAAGAACCTCTACAGAATCATAATGCAGTATCTTTATAACCGGATATGCCATTGAAAGAATAATCGTTACCGCAATAGCTGCTATTGTCGTCAACAATGTTGTAAGATTAACGGTTATTATACCAGCCCCCGAAGTCACCACATTTATAATAACTGCACTTACTGCAAATATAATAAGAGCCGTTACGCTTAACGCAAGAATATTACATGCCATTGCACCGATTATTCTTGAATCACTCATTCCGTATATCTTCTTTACAGCAATCTCCCTGCTTCTCTGAATCAGCCAGAACTGTGACATCAGCAGGCAGTTAAATATGCAGAATACATATACCATCACATTTATCTTCATATTCTCGCCCTGAAGCGCCTTAACCACATCTGACTCACCCTTTGAGTTAAGCTTCTTGGCATTTATCTGTGATTTCGCGTCTACACTCCTTATATTACCGAATACCGCAGAATAGGAATTATCAAGACTTGTTATGTTGCTTGACAATTCAATCGTATAGCTGTCTTTTCTGCATATTTCTTTCAGGACATTAGTTCCAAGACAATCTATACTAAGAACCATCTTGTAATCATAATAATCTGATGTACTGCTTCCTATAACACCGCATATCTCATATTCTTCATTCTCTAAAGTCACATACTTCTTTCCGTCCATTTCGTATGCGTCTTTATACTTATATCTTCCAACGGCAATAAGCCTTTTGCCGCTGTCACCCGGCTCGCTTCCCGGGAGCCGTCCGCTTACCATCTTATATGGAAGTTCCTCATTACTCTTAAGAATAACCTCGCATTTCGTATTAGCACTTATCTGTGCATATGAAAGTGACAACTTTCCGCCAAGTATCATATTGCCGTCTTCCACTCCATTGCTTATATAATTAAACATATCCTGACTGTTTCCAACAGTAACATCTAACTGTATTCTGTTCTTATACATGGACTGCAGCCTGTCCGTTTCCTTTGCGTATGCCTTATTATATATTGAAAGCACACCGAACACGGCATAGAACATAACGAGCTGGCTTATTATAAAAAATACTGATATCAGCCTGTACCTGAATACACTCCGTAATAATGCTTTTATCTTTCCCATCAGCCTTCACTCCTTCCCGAAACCATATCCGCCAGTGAAGTCCTGCCAATCATTACCGCAGGTATCACACATGATATCACAAGAAGTATCATTACTGATATTATCAGAATTACCGGCATATAATGCATATGTGCCACATATGCCCCCTCATACAGTCTTCCTGTTTCCTCTAATACCTTTTTCGGAAACAGCGTCTCAAATTCAGCCCTCAGCCGTACAATCCATGCTGCCACAGCCGCAAGAACCATGACAATTGCATTCTGCATGGCTATAAGCCATATAATATCCGCCTTGCACATACCATTTGCAAGCATAATTCCATAATGTTTTCTTCTCATAAGACAATACACAATATTAGACGCTGCAATTGATACTGCTGCAAGAACCGTTATCATAATTGCTGCTATGAAAACAGTATCGTCCACGATACTGGAATCTTCTTTTTCTTTATCAATCTCATCCTTATAGTTACTTATATTGACAGTTATACCCTCGTCATAACAGAACTTCTTAATCTTATCTGTCACTTCATCAAATGTGCCGGACTCACACTGAAAATAAATAGAGTGTGCATACCCGCTGCTGACACCTTCTAATTCTTTTCTCAGACTTCCCGCTATCACAATCATGGAATCATCAAGCGTGTAATTATCCCATTTACCATATGAACCTTTAAACAGTCTGTCTTCGTGTATCCAGCCTGCACCCTTTTTAAGGATACCGCCTATCTTAATCTTCCCAATATCATCGTCCACATAACAGCTAATCATATCACCGGCATGATACTGCTTTCTGTAATTATATCCTGCAAATACAATCCGCTCATCTTCTCCAATGTTCTCTAATATCTTCTTATCCTCATCACTGAGCATAAGATTTCCTATTGCAGCTATATCCTTATCTATCATATTTACCTGTATAGATTCATCTTCATCTTCAAAGAGAGTTTCACTAACAATATATCCACTCCGTACTACTTCCGGCAGGGTACTCATATATTCATGTACCTTATCTGATATGTCCTGTTTAATATTCCTGGTCACAAAATGAACATATCCCGCATCAGCCGTATTAACACCGAATTCTTTCTCTGTCTGTTTTATCGCATATCTGCTACCAATATATCCGGTAAACACCCTGTCTATCATAAAAAATGATACAAAACACATGCCAAATAAAAGCAGGGTCACAAACATTCTTCTTGAATATATCCTGAAAACCAGCCTTAGTTTATTATACCATCTCATATCTTTCCCCCTGTATACTGAGCTGTCTGCCTAATTATTAATCATCTGCTCCGCATGTTCCTTCTTCCATTCTGAATATACCTTCTCATTGTTTATCTTATACCCGCCTGCCGCACATGCCTTCAGATATACCTTTTCCCCTGCATCTGAAAATTTATATTCTATTATATAATTAATGTAGTCTCCCTTCTTATTAAGCTGGGCATAATCAACATAATATACACCTGTTTCTGTTATATCCTTTGAACAAAGTAAATCACAATCTTTATAATCGTTTTTCTTAAGCGTATCCTTATATTTCAGAAATTCATTTGCTCCAAATGTTTTTCCAAATTTTTTCTTAAAAAGAGATTTTGGGACTCCATATACCGATATATTCATCTTAGGGATATCATCATAAAAATCTTCATACATTGCCACTGATATTGCTCCAATGTCAAGACTCACCATCGTATCTGATGTAGATTTTACATCTCCAGTTTTTTCTACTCTATATGTAAACGCATACCCTGCACTATCCGACAGATACCAGTTGGGAATTGTATCATTCGAATTATAGTAAGGTAATGCAAAATCAGGTACAATACTGGCTTCTACATATGGTGCTCCATAATCACTGCTTGTCTGCTTATTATATAATGCGCCATCTGGTGTATTCCCCGCTTCAAGGTCAATCCGCCTTTCTGTCGACGATTTTATATGAAGTTCCTCCAGATAAGAAACACCTTGTTGCTTATTTTCTATATATGGGATATACAGAATAGTATCCTTATCACCATTGTTACTCTTAATTCTGTAGAATCCATTAATTATTGTATAACCTTCATCTGTTGTTGTAGTTTCATACTCCTGAATAATATAATCAGGGTCAATAAGTGTCTCGTCTGCTGCATTATCTTTCTTACCACAAGATGGTAGTGAGAAAATCATCATTCCTGATAATGACACCCATGCTATTTTCTTACCTATTCTGTTCATAGACTATCCCCCCAGTCACAATCACGAACTCATTTATTTTTCCTGATATACATATATACGAATCTGTTTTGAAAAAAGTTGAAACAACTTTTTACTTATTTCATAAATCCCCTCCATAATAAAAAAGCTATAACCAATACAACCTGTTTTTCACAATCTCTGTTACATTAATTATAGCTTTTTTTATATTTTATCCTAGATAAATGTCACGAAATGACGAAAAAGTGGCATGAAATGCATTATTTTTCTTTACTATCCCCAACAATCCTAATATCCACTCGATATTATTCTCCACTTACCGCCTTCAGTTCGAGCAAGATACCAGCCATAACCTGTTTCCTCATCATCTACATCAAAACCGGTATTCTCCACATCTTTCTCTTTCTTTGACGTATGAAAATCACTTTTGAAATATATAACCTCAGTAAAATCATCTGTCCAGCCATCTCTTTTGGCTAATTCATTTATCCATTTCAAAACACTATCTGAATTACTGGATTTATCACCTGCATAATAAACTTTATGAAGCTCAAATCCTTTCATATGCCTAATCTTTCTTTTTATTACCTTAATAGCTTCATCCATATCTTTTTGTGTATAGATATCTGAAGTTCCATAGTCTATTTCTACTTTAGGCGTTGTTACCACTTTTGTTATTACAAAGCCTATTACTGCGGCAACACAAAGGATTGCTATTACTATTATAATTACTTTTTTCTTTTTTGATTTATTGTAACAACTATTTGTTTGTTTAATAGTATTATCTTCTAACCCTTCCATATCTTGCTCCATCTCCCTCCTGTTCATCCCAATGATTTACTTCTTCTGAAGCCCATGCATTATAATTATCACTATGCTGTGCAATTTTATAATCAAGATATTTTCCCGTCTCATTTTCCTGATAATGATATCCATCTTCATACATAAAATCAACATTTGTTACAAATCCCATGTGATCCCAGTCTCCATCATTATCTACATCTAATGAAACAAAATCTCCTCTCTGAATATTAACACTAAAATCAAAATTATCATGAGTTGTAAATCCTACTCCCATATATCTTGCAAAAGTATCCGCATATCATTGATACAACCACCATAAATACACTTAAAATCTTTTTCATAAAAAATACCTTTTAAGATTATAAATCTTACCTTTCATATTTATTGTATTTCCACTTTTCCCATTGCTTACCTTAGTTACCCCATGCCTCTGTTATGCACAACTACTTTGTTTCCTTCTTCTTTAACACATCAGGCTCTTTTGGCTGATACATACTAAAAAACGAGGCAGAATTAACAGAAGCCTTAGCTGTTTTCTTAGCTGCCTCTGCCATT